AGCTAAACGCAAAGAGTTGATCGATTACTTTAAGCGCATAGACCAACTGGAATCTAGGACGATAGTGATTGAACTAGAGCATAAGAACGAGAAAATTATTATTGAGTCGATGGCAAATGAGCTTGAGACGCTGGTAGAGTCAATGGACACCTGGAGGTAATACTGATGGAACGAGGATCGAAAAAATGACACCGATATATCTTATAGGCTTTTTTACAATGGCACTCATGGCTATCTCAATTGGTCTATTCTATTTGCGATGATGGGTTATTTAATCATAATACCTGCCGCGATTGCCCTTGTAGTGATTATATATTGCACATGGTATGGCGCAGAAAAATGTGATGAGTGATTTTAAGTGTACTATTTGCGGATTGATGATTCTATACGATTATGAAGGACGACAAGCTACACGATGTGATCACCACCCTCTTGGTCCGATTGTTAGAGTTACTTCTCGTGGTTGCGTGGATTACTTTCATCGTGGTACTAATGAGCGGGTGCGCCCACGGACCGAAAGAGATGACGGCTGTTGTGGAGATCGGTGAGGGATGGAGTGACGCTACTTTAGATATGTGGAAGGTGAGATGAGTCCCGTAATCATGGGCTACTGTGAGTGGTACATTTACGAGGGTCTGGAGGTTTTAATTTGCGTGGTTTGAAACTTATCACATACTTATTTTTAGGATTAAGTTTAAGTAGTTGTGCCATGTTAGACAAGGTGATAGACAATGTTGCTACTTTTACAGTTGGTAGTGGGGCTTCCACTGCTGGTGGTGTTGTCGGGTATCTGGCTGGCGGGCCTACTGGTTATGCTGTCGGCTCTTCAATTGGGGCAGGGACTGGCGCTGTTTTGGCAGAAGCTGCGGTTGCTGACAAACCGCCACCTACTTGGATAGATGTAATTATTCTTGCGATTGAAGTAATAGGTTGGGGATTGCTGTTGGTATTCTTGTTGCCGTGGGTAATTGGGTTGTTCCATGATAAACCCACAATCAAAAAGAAACCCACCGAACTAGGGAGTAGGGCGAGTTAAAGCTAATGGCTGGCTGGATACTAACAGCCCCAATCTGGGGTATCACCACTTACATGCCTGTAGCTATGACAGACGGGGGAGTATTTCTTTTTGGGTTGGTAGATACCACTAGATCGTATACCGAGTATCAGGCAATGGATGGAATGGTGACTCCTGAGTGGTTACCGTTTGCTATTATGAATGTGATTGGTTTCTACTACGGCAGTGCTGCAATGAAAAGGTAATTACAAAATGAATGATAAAAGTATTATTGAACAGGACTACGGAACGATAGAAGGGCATGGAGGTTTTAGCGATGGGTGGGAGGATTATTAAATGAGGCACACTAGCTATAGTGAAGTAGGGAATTTACCTCTAGGTAGTAAATTCTACTTAGAGGATCGATTATGTGAAGTGGTAGATGTGGTTAATTCTCTGCATGTTTGTTGTCGATTTCTACGTAAGCAGGCTACTGTGTATGTGGATGCAGATGAGTTTGTAAAGGTTGCTGACTAGATGTAAATAGGTCAGCTGGAAAAAGTATGCTAATATACAATTATAGTACTTAGAGGGTAAATATTATGGCAGCTCTTAAAGGCTGGCTCACAGCTACGTTTAACATTAGCCCCTTGCTATCTGGGCTAGCGGTTCTTAACACATCAATGGAATTGGACGTGTATGCATATTTTCGCACAGAAGATAATAAGCACTTTCTAATCACAGAATCTGGAGACCACTTGGTAATTTAGTATGGCTTCTAATCTCTTTATTAATAATGATAACACTATAAGTATGGTCGGTCTTAACGACCCCAGTTCCGGTAGTTTCATGAATGATGCGACAGTTACCTGTGTTCTTAAAGATAGTGAAGACGCTACCGTTACTGGGCAGACGTTTCCCCTATCATTGGTATACGTTCCTGATAGCAATGGTAACTATTCAGCCGTACTTGAGGACACCCTAGCATTAACCACGGGCGGTACGTACACCGCTACCGTAACCGTAGTAAGCTCATCTGGTATTAATGCAGAGTGGCAACTACCCATAATTGCACAAGTGAGGACAAACTAATGGCTGATAAGAAAATATCGCAGCTAACCGCAAAAACATCTGCTGACGATACTGATGAGCTGCTGATAAGTGATGCGGGTACAAGTAAGAAGATTACCTTTGAGCATCTCAATGACTCCATTAACCTAGACTGGGATACTCAAATCTCAGGAGGGAACAAACCAGAACCTATGGCTGATGTAACTAAAGATAAGTTACATTTGATGTCCCCTCTCATTAACACTACGATTGCAAATCAAGTTATTGTAAGTGAGTCCTTTAAGTCAATCGGCACTACTGTGGTTAAGACACCAGAGGAGGTGCTTACACGTATTGTTAATGAGCAAGTGAATGTGACAAAATACGCTACATCATCTGCATTGCTTAACCTAAACACAAGTACTGACTGGGATACTATAGGTTCCCCCGACAATACTGTGCCTGCTAATCGGGCATCAGAGAGCTTATACATCCATAGTGTCCCTTTGACGCAGACAGCCATGACCTACAGTATTCCCATTAACTTGAGAAATGGTTGGGCATACTTTAATTTTGGAGGTTACCCAGACTTTGGTGATTACCCTCCTACATACGGAAATTTTGTCCGGTGGTTGGGTGAGAACTACTCGGAGGTAACTAGCGTAGATCAGATGTATTTGACTCCTAATGCGTCCTTTGAAAACCTAGATGCCTCCGAAAATAATCCAGGATATACCAAGGAAGCTTTAGATTCTGATCGGTTCATTACACCTGGTTGGAATGTGTGGCTAAAGGTGACGGCCACAGTTGATAGTTTTACTATGACTATTGATGGCATAACCACGACGACTTTCTCTACAGTGTATGAGGGGTTCTCCCAATTAGCCATTACTCCCGCCACTCCTTACGTTAATATAGACAACGGTGTATCAGCATTTGTAGATGATTTAGTAGCTAAACTAGGGCTATCTGCAGGAGATATTAGTGCGTTATGGGCATGGGATGCCGTAGATAATGAATGGCACTCTTGGGTGTATGGTACCCCTCTTTTTCTTAATTCTCTCCCGACCATTACTAGTGGTATGGCGATCTACATCACAAATGACACAGCTACTGAAAATAACTATATAACCAAGCATGAAAGCAGTTTCTTGATTTCTACTCAGAGTGCTGAGTTGGAGGCGTACAACTCCGTTAGTTCGTACAATGCTGCAACCTATTTTAGTACATCAGATGGCTCCAACGTACTGACCATTACGCATACAGCTCATGGAGCATTCGTAGGGGGGTATGTAACCCTCAGTGGCTACACACCTCCTGCCTCACCTGGAAATGCAGCGGTAAATACGAAGTACGCCATTAAAGCAATTCTTGATGAGGATACCTATGAGGTTACTTTGCCGTATGAGGCTACCACAGATACCATAACTAGCTCAGGGACACTGAGTTATACATACCCACCTTCATTGAAAGTAGCTGATATTGTCACGGATGGGAGCGGTGATATATCCACCCTCACAACCACGGCATCTAACAATCCCCTTGTATGATGGACACTTGCTCTCTAACGGATGAAGAGTTCATCCACATCATAAACGTAATCAGCATACGAGAAAGTAGTGAACCTGATGCTTTTAACCGTGTAGAGAGTATGCATGACAGCCTTATCCTAGATAGACTAGATAGTCTAGGAGTTATGATGTTAGTGGTGTGGCTGCATGAACTGTTTGGGATAACGACGGAAACCGTTCCAACAAGGGCCCTAAAAGGTGATCTCACAGTGGATGATTTGTTTACCTTTGTGAAAAAGTATCAAACTAAGGGCTATACATATGCCCAGATAGAGCAGACGTTAGTACAAATATCAAAATGATATATGTCACTTTTTCTAAATCCCTGTACACTTCAAGCTTAGTTGAACAGGCTGTTAGTACACCACAGCATATTCATCAAATTACTGATGGAGGTGTGGCACTAAAGGCCGGTGTAACTACTATCCCTAAAGTGCTGGTAGACCAGCTTCTAGATGCTGATAGCTTTCGTGAGACCCTACGTAGCGCCTTGCTTGAAGAGGGTAATAACGGGCTCATCTTAGCCGCAGGAAATACCATGTGGACTGGGTATAAGTTTACAGGTAAGTATTCAACAAACTACCCTACCTGTAAAGTACTACCCTTGGGTACTAACCAGATATACGCAGGTAAGTTGGCAAACAGCCTAGGCACCTTTAAGCACATCTCTGTAGATGGTACTTCTTGTATAAGCGGACACTCTGCGCTAGAGTATGCAAAATTACTGATTGAGTCAGGCAAGTTAACTAGGGTCGTTATAGTGGCCGTAGATAATGGCACCTCTGAAGAGTTTATGAAGTTCTTTGCAGAAAACAAGTTAATTACCCTAGATGAGGAACGTAAGTTCTTTCTAGGGCAAGGAGTGAACATCACTGTTATTGAAGATGCTGTTACAGCCTTAGGAGCAGGAAGGGCTGTGCTACACGCAGTCACAACTACTGCTGAGGCTATAGGCAATCCTCTAGGTATCTCTGAACAGGGTACTGGGTACTCGAATGCTATACAGGATGCCTTAGCTCAAGCTGGTGTTGTACCTCAGGATATACGATTTGTTAAGCTCCATAATACTCACTCTCTTGATAATTGCGTAGAACTTTCTGTAGTGAAGAAGCTCTTTGGGAACATCGAGACCATTAGCTACAAACAGGATATAGGGCATACGTTGGGAGCTAGTACTGCAATCGAGACCGACCTGGCTATACGGGACAATGGGCCCGGTATGTTCCTTAGTTTAGGTGCAGGAATGGGTAACGTATTTTCTGCCGCTATATTGGAGATCCTATAATGGCTGTAAAGTTTAAGCACTGTACCTGTATCTACCTAGATTTCGCGTATTTGTACTACTATTTCTCAAAGCCACTAAATGGATACATGATTACAAGCCTCGTAACGGCAGATAATATAGAAGCAAGGATGCAGCTAGCTAATGTGCTGCACTATTTTATTAAGACCATAGTTAAAGATGACGCAGTATACTGTTCCCTGTTTTTGGAAAGTAATGAGATATTTAAAGATCGTATCCATTACCATAGTGAATATGATAAACAGTCTATCTTTAAAATAGATACCCACCTGTATGCTTAGTGAGCGTAATTTATGAATGACGATAAAACTGACGTAGCAGCACCTGAAGCAGATAAGCTAGTTAACTGGGAGAACCCTCCTAAACTATCAGATCTCAAGAAAGACTACACCGCAGCCCAGAGCTCTCACATAGCTCACGTTACTACGGTAGATGGGTGGCTTAGTGCTCTACGTGGGGATCAGCAGATTAAGGCTAAGAAGGGACGATCTAAGATCGTACCTAAGGTTATCCGTAAGCAAGCAGAGTGGAGGTATGCAGCTCTGAGTGAACCTTTCCTATCTACTAATGATCTATTCAATACCTCCCCTGTCACCTTTGAGGATAAGCAGGCAGCTATTCAGAATGGTTTAGTTCTAAACTCTCAATTCAATAATCGTATTCAGAAGGTCAAGTTCATTGATGAGTTTGTACGTACTGCAGTAGATGAAGGTACCGTTATTGTACGTACTGGTTGGGAGTATGAGGAAGAGATAGTAGAAGTAGAAGTTCCAGTCATGGAAGCACGTCCTATACTTAATCCTGAGATTGCTGCTCAACGTCAAGCACAAGGTCTTCCTCCCTATGAGGAAGTTCAAGTAGGTACTGAAACTCAAGAGCAGACAAAGGTACTTAAGAACCAACCTACAGTTGAGATTTGTAACTATAAGAACCTCATTATTGATCCTACCTGTGAGGGGGATTTAGACAAAGCAGAGTTCATTATTTATAGTTTTGAAACCTCTATGTCTCAGCTGAAAAAGGACGGTAGATATGAGAATCTAGATTTCGTTAAGACTGAGAACCAGAGTGCTCTAGCAGCTCCTGACCACTCTGTAGGAGAGAGGGATGCTAGCTTCGAGTTCAGTGATGAGGCTCGTAAGAAGCTCGTAGCTCATGAATACTGGGGCTTCTGGGATATCAATGGAACTGGAGAGGTAGAACCTTTTGTAGCTACCTGGATTGGGGATACTTTAGTTCGTCTAGAGGAGGCTCCATTCCCTGATAAACAACTACCCTTTGTTAAGGTAGATTATCTCCCTGTACGTAAGGAAGTCTTTGGACAACCTGATGGATACCTCCTAGAGGACAACCAGAAGGTCATAGGAGCAGTCACTAGAGGGATGATTGATATCCTAGGTCGTAGTGCCAACGGTCAACAGGGTATCCGTAAGGATGCTCTAGACGTAATTAATGCACGTAAGTTTGAGAGAGGGGATGACTACAAGTTCAATTCCACTATTGATCCTAGACAAGCATTCCATATGGAGACTTACCCAGAGATTCCAACTAGTGCTCTCACTATGCTGAATCTGCAGAATGATGAGGCAGAGAGTCTTACAGGTGTAAAGGCATTCAGTCAGGGCATCTCAGGACAAGCCTTAGGTAATACAGCTACTGGTATTAGATCAGCTCTAGATGCTACCTCTAAGAGGGAGCTAGGTATCCTACGTAGACTAGCTGAGGGTATACTCCAGATTGGTCGTAAATTCATCTCAATGAATGCTGAGTTCCTAGAAGATGAAGAGATCATTCGTATTACTAACGAAGAGTTTGTAGCGATCAATCGTGAAGACCTTGGTGGTCGTTATGATATTAAACTAAACATCTCTACTGCTGAAGCTGATAATGAGAAAGCTCAAGAGCTCTCCTTCATGCTACAGACTATGGGTAATAATATGGAACCCTCTATGTCTCAGATGATTCTATCTGACATAGCTAGACTCCGTAAGATGCCTGAACTAGCTAAGCGTATTGAGGAGTATCAACCTCAACCAGATCCTATGGCACAACAGAAAGCTCAACTAGAGGTTGCACTATTACAGGCTCAGGTAGCTAATGAACAAGCTAAGGCTCAAGAGAATACTGCAGATATCGCACTGAAAGAAGCTAAGACTCGTAACCTAGAGAGTAAGTCTGATATGGAAGATCTTAACTTTGTAGAGCAAGAGTCTGGTGTTAATCGTCAGCATGAGGAGAATATGAAAGGCGTAGATCAGAACAATGAACTTGATAAGAAATTTGCAGATGCTATTATTAATGAACCTAACTTAAACCGATAAACTTGTAAAAGTTTACTATGATGGTTTATAGTAAACTTTTAGTACTTAAATAATTAACTAACCAACCCCATAAGGATGTATAACATGAGCACAGCAGAAGACCAACTTGACCATATTCAGATCACTATTGAGGATGCTGAGAAACACGTTAAACTTAAGAATGCTTTTCTTAAGCTAAGTAAGACTCCTGAATTTGTAGAGGTAATTGAGAACGGGTACTTCACTACTGAAGCAGCCCGTTTGACTATGGCTAAGAATGCTGGACTTACCCCAGAACAAGAGGCTAAAATTGATAAGATGATTACAGGGCCTGGTGCATTGTTTGGATACTTCCAGCAGATTATGTCTGCAGGTAATGAGATGGAGAATCTTATTGCTGAAGCCAAAGAAGCCCGTGAAGAGATTCTGGCTGAGGATATTGAATAATGGAGACAGTCAAAGCTGGTACATCAACAAGCGCTCTAGAACTCTCTGATGAAGAGTTTCTAGCTCAAAGCGTAGGAGGGTTTCCAGATGATGTGGAAGACCCCACACAAGATTCAGAACCAGAGGTAGAGCAGACTACCTCTGATGAAGATACTGAAGATTCTCAGGATACTGAGAACGCTCAGGAAGAAGCACAGGAGCAACCTGAGGTTGTTGCCGAAGACGAGGAAGTAGCCGACCCGGATGGGGATACCCTGACGGAGGATGAACCCGAAGCTAACAGCGATAAAACAGAGTCTCTTGATACAGAAGGTGAAGATACAGACACGAAAGGGGATACCCAGGATACTGATAAATTTGACTTCAAAAGTGCGTATGAAAAGGTAACTGCCCCTTTCAAAGCCAATGGTACAGAAATACAGATTAACGACCCTGAAGAGGTTGTACGTCTTATGCAGATGGGTGTTGGATACCAACGTAAGATGCAGCAAATTAAGCCGCATTTGAAGATGGTTAAGATGCTTGAGAATAACGGTTTACTTGATGAAGGTAAGCTGAATAATCTCATTGATCTAAGTAAGAAAGATCCTAAAGCTGTTGCTAAGCTTATAAAAGATAGTGGTATTGATCCTTTAGATATTGATACTAGTAAAGATGTGGAGTACAGCCCTACTGAATATGGGGTGTCTGATAAGGAATATAACTTAGATCAGGCCATTGAAGGTATTCGTGAGAGTGAGACTTTCCAGAAGACTATTGAGGTTATGAGCAAGCAATGGGATTCAGATAGTAAAACAATGGTAGCGGATAATCCTGAGATTATCTCTATCATCGACACTCACATGCAGAATGGTGTGTATGACAAAGTTATGGCAGTAGTTGAACGTGAGAAACTTCTAGGCAGGCTTGATGGTGTTGCTGATGTTGTGGCTTACAAGCAGGCTGCTGAATTCCTAGCAAGTCAGGGACAATTAGTTCAACCAGGGCAAGGTGCTCCAACAGACAAGGCTAGCGTATCAAGTGAACCTAAAGCAAAGAAAGAAGTAGCTCAGCTAAACAAGAAACGAAAAGCTGCTGCTCCTACTAAGAAAGCTAGCAGTGCTGCTGCAGAGACTCAGGACAATCCTTTGGAATTGTCTGATGAAGAGTTTATGAAGAAGTACGGTTAACTTAAATTAACTGTTAGATAAAGGAAAATAATTATGCCAATGCAATATAACGATCCAGGTACTACCGCAAGTACTGTAGGTTCTCAGATCCGTACCGATCATTACAACAAGAAGGCTCTCATTGCTGTACGTGAGAAGCAGTACTTTATGCCTCTTGCTAATGTTCAGGCTATGCCAAAGAACATGGGTAAGACCATTAAGCAGTATGTATATGTTCCTCTCTTGGATGATGCGAATATCAATGATCAGGGTATCGATGCTGATGGTACTGCCCTGACTGTAGGTCAATGGTCTGCATGGAATGCTGCTGGTGCATTGCAGGGAACTACTTACGCTAATGAAGCCGCAGCTACTACTGGTGCAGGATCAGGTGGTACTGTAGCTCCTAATGGTGGTAACTTGTATGGTTCCTCTAAGGACACTGGTGTTATTACTCGTAAGCTCCCAGCTCTCTCTGAGAATGGTGGACGAGTTAACCGTGTAGGTTTCACCCGTACCGAGATTGAAGGTTCTATCGAGAAGTTCGGCTTCTTCGATGAGTACACCCAAGAGTCTCTAGACTTTGATACTGATGCTGAGCTTATGTCTCACATCACTGAGGAGTCTGTAGTAGGTGCAAATGAGATCACTGAGGCTGCTCTGCAGGCTGATCTTCTGACTACTGCTTCTGGTGGTACTGGTACTGTTCTGTATGTCACTACATCCACCGATAACGCTACTGGTGGTGATGATGAAGGGGCTCTAGGTGTAGGTACCAAGGCTTCTGTAGCTGGTGTCGTTTCCTACCGCGATCTGATGAATATGTCTATCGCTCTGGATAACAACAAGACTCCTAAGCAGACTAAGGTAATCACTGGTTCACGTCTCATCGATACTAAGACTATCAATGGTGGACGTGTCATGTATATCGGTTCTGAGCTGATTCCTGTACTGGAAGCAATGAAGGATCTACATGGTAATCCTGCTTTCGTATCTGTAGAGAAGTACGCAGATGCTGGTAGCGTGATTAACGGTGAGATTGGTTCGGTCCGTCAGTTCCGTATCGTAGTAGTACCTGAGATGCAGTACTCTCCTGGTGCTGGTGCAGCTGGAGCAGATATCTACCCAATGCTGGTTGTTGGTGATGGAGCATTCACTACTATCGGTTTCCAGACTGATGGTAAGACTGTGAAGTTCACTATCTACCATAAGGGCCCTGGTAAAGAGACTGCAGATCGCACTGATCCATACGGTGAGACTGGATTCTACTCCATCAAGTGGTACTATGGCTTCATGGCTCTCCGTCCTGAGCGTCTTGGTATCATCTGGACTAAAGAGGCGTAAGCTGACTTAACCCACACCTCCTCCGTAAGCCCGTAAGGGCTGCAGGGGGAGGTCTTTTAATTTCATAAGGAACTACACAATGTCAGAAGTAAATGAAGCACCAATGGAGATTGAAGATCTCCGAGCTGAACTGGATGCCGAAGGTATTCAGTATCATCATAAAGCAGGAGTCGATACTTTGACTAAATTGCTGAATGGTGAGGAACTCCCAGCTAAACCTTCTAAAGCTAAAAAAGTAACAGTTTTAGATACCCCCAAATTAACTGCAAAGCAGGATGCTCTACGTCTAGTACGTGTCATCGTGCGTTGTAACGATCCTAAGAAGAAAGACCACACAGGTGATATTTTCACTGTAGGTGATTCTCGTGTAGGTTTCGTTAAGAAGTACATTCCATACGACAATGAAGAAGGATGGCACATCCCTAACATTATCTACCAAACAATGAAGAATGCTGAATGCCAAGTATTTGTCACTATTAAGATGAAGAATGGTCAAGATCGTCGTGAAGGACGTTTGATCAAAGCATTCAATATTGAAGTTCTAGATGATCTAACCCCAGCTGAGTTAGATAAGCTAGCTATCCAACAGAAATCTAGAGGCTCTAACTAATGGCAATCAGTACCAGTGATTTGACGAGTGACATAGCAACTACCACTGATGGTAATTACACTGTTACTGGGAATGGTGTGTTTGATGACCTAATGGAGGCTATCAACACCCACCTAACCGCTCAGTTTAAACTGGGCCGTCTCACTGGTGCTGACTATGCTAATGTCTATCTAGGGGCCGTACAGAGCTCTCTACAGACAGCTACAGAGTTTGCTCTACGTAAGGCACTCACAGATGCTCAGGTCATCACAGAGGGGACTAAGAATACTCTAACAATTAACCAAAGTGCTGAGGTCATTGCAAGTACTACACGCCAAGACATAGAATCTACTGCCAAGGTCTCTCTTATGGCTGATCAAGAATTGGAAGTTGTAGCTAGCACGACACGTCAGAACAATGACTCTGCAGCTAAGATTAGTTTAATGGTTGACCAGGAAGCTGAGGTAGTGGCTAGTACTGTAAGGCAGGATGCTATTGCCACAGTACAAGTTAGTGATACAGTTGCTGCAACTGATCTAAAAGTTAACCAAAGTGCTGAGGTACTAGCGGCTACTGCAAGGCAAGACGCTGACTCAGTGGCTAAGATATCACTCATGGCGGATCAAGAGATCGAGGTAGTAGCTAGTACTGCGCGCCAAGATGAGGAATCTACAACCAAGATCAGTTTAATGGCGAAGCAAGAGCTGGAGGTAGTAGCCAGTACTACACGCCAAGACATAGAATCTACTGCTAAGGTAAGTTTAATGGCTGACCAAGAATTAGATGTTGTTAGTCAGACCTCGACTAGGGATACCCAGTCAATTAATGATACTGAGCTTAAGGCTGCACAAACTACCCTTGCTGGTAGCCAATCGGATGAAGTACTTGCAAGTACAGTTAGATTGGATGCAGATTCACTTGCCAAGATCTCTCTTATGGCTGATCAAGAATTGGAAGTTGTAGCTAACACTCTAAGGCAAGATCTGGAATCTACAGCCAAGATTGCTTTGATGAATGATCAAGAGGCAGAGGTAGTGGCCAGTACAGTTAGGCTGGATAGTGATTCTGCAGCTAAGGTTACCTTACTCGGTTCACAAAACATTGACGTACAGTCCCAGACTACTGTACGAAATGCACAGTCCAGTAATGACACTACTCTTAAGGTATCTCAGACTGCGATGGTGGATAACCAAGCCGATACCGAGTTAAAGAAAGCCCTTGATATTGCAGGTCAGACCGCATCTCGTAATGCAGATGTGGCTTCTAATATACAGTTAAAAGAACATCAGACATTGGGTGAGCAACTCAAGAACGGGGAACAGATTATTAGTTACCTGTGGAATGTTAAATACATCGATGATGTTACGGTGTACTCGCACACTACCTATAGTGATTACACACAATCTGAGATGGAGGACGTACTACGCCAGTCTCCGATAGTGATTGATGGTGTTCTAGAGGATGTTACGTATTCCTCACAGATTCTTGAGAAGAAGCTCACAGAATCCATCTATCATATTCAAGCTGCTAAGGGACAGGCCGAACGGGATGTACTTATCCAGAAAGCTGTCACTGAGTACGCACAGACACACCAGACCAGTAAATCGGCAGCTAGCCCTGATAGTATTATGGGCAGGCAAGCAGAACTCTACACACAACAGGCTAAGGGATTTAGATGGAATGCTGATCAGAAATACCTGAAGACTCTGCTGGATGCATGGAGTATCAACGTAAGTACTGCGGGTATTGCAGATACTGGCGTAACTGCCCTTACTGCCAGTGGAATGAATACTAAGATTACAGAGACTAAACCTTCCTAATATCGGGGCACTAACTCATGGGTTTTATAGACAACATAATCAGTGTTGTTGTAAACATTGTAGAGTCCTTCGTAGACCTCGTTATAGATGTTGTTGAAGTAGTCCTTGAGGCAGCAGCTAGTCTTTTAGGTTATGAAGATCAGATCATAGAGCAGTTTGAAGTATACAATCGTTCTATATTTGAAGACTCCCAAGACAACCCCCTACAGCAAATTATCTATAACTCCATTCTAGGGAATGAGGATCTACCTGCCAGTTTACTGTTCCACTCAGTTTATGATGCTAAGGCTAATTTACGTAGATTTGTGCAATACATTGAGCAAGATAAGTACTTCCAGAGGTTCCCTACAGTGGAGGGGGATATTACATATGTAGATGAGCATGAAGTTCTTGAGGTACTTAATGAATTAGAAGGGGAACCATGCAGTCTGAGTTACTCAAGAGTAGGTACCCTCTTTGCTAATTACTGGATACAGTACTGGCTAGCTACCAATAAAGACTACAACATTGATGATCACAGCATCACTCATGATGCTGGTACGTGGTATGTGGCTCCTACAGTATTTAACTACCAGTCAGATACAGACACCTTTGAGATTCCTGTAACACAGGGGGAGCTTACCAGTGTATTAGATTATGAAGTTCCTGGTAGACCGGTGGGTTCTCATTATATTGTGTACTACTACTTAGATAGCGCACCCACTGATACGATCCTATTTATATATGCAGTTGGTTCTGAAACCCATCCTGAGTTAGATGATCCCTCTATTCCTTATGGGCGTAACATAGGAGATATGACAGACTCTCTTAGAGTTCTTCCTGCCATCCCATTACGCATTGATAATGCAAACTTTAATACTGTGGAGTCTGAGAAAGCCACCCAGATATCTGAACTCACAGCCCTACTCGGACTAGATGCTGCAGACATGATTAAAGCAGTGATGGAAGATCCCAATGTGGTAGGCAATGAAGATAAATTAGATCATGCCTTTATTAATTTTGGGGTGAAGATCTGGGATACTACCCAGATTAGTATGAATTACTGCTTTAGGCTATTTCAGAATATGTATGTTAATGCTGCGGTTACTGAAGGATTGTACCGAGGTAGTGAAAATGCAGAGAAACCCTACAACTCATTGAAGGTCACTAGTGATGACTACGCCTATATATTCAAGTACGCGTACATAACCTATGTTTTCACCTCTCGTGCAGATATAGATAAGTATATCAACTCACCTGAGAACGACGTGTACTACTCAGACATGAGCAGGTTTGTAGATGGCTCTCTCCTTAATCCTTACTACTCTTCTGATGGGAAGCCCTCCTATAACATAGGCTTCATAGCCAATGATGAAGAAGAGGTGGACTTATTCTTAGCAGGTAATGGCAGACCCTCACCTGGAGCAACCGCTGACGAAGCAGTAGATTACCTACAGGTTACTTCACGTATGCTGTATGGGGAGATGACACTCAAACCTGATCTTGCTTATGAGAATATAGCAGGGGAACTTACCCTAGTTAATAAGTTGAACGAAGCAACCACGTCAGGACAAGCCTTTACGTTTTACCAGATAACTCATAGTGGGTTAGCAGCCTATACCATACATGCCCCCATAGCTATGCTACGGGTGGTGGATGCGCAGACAGATAAATTTAAGCTCGTTAAGTTCAATCTTGCAAATAAAAACGACCTGACTATCCCCCTCATTTATGAGTTAATGAAGGATCTGCCTAAAACACAGACAACTCAGCTACTTCTAGCTAGTGCTCACTTGTCTATCTATACCGCCCATTATGAAGTCATTGAGATGAGCTTCTTTCAGAAACTGCTGGCTGTAGTGCAAGTGGCATTGATCATATATGGGGTGATGACGTTCAATCCAGCTACACTGTCTACTGCTGCAGGACAGCAGGCATTCATCCAGAAGATGGTCATACGGATGCTCATAAGTGAGGTTATCAGCTATGTAGCTAAGGAAATCAGTCCAGAGTTGGCAGCTGTACTGGCTGTGGTACTTATCACTAAGTATGCCCCTGAGATGGGGTTGGATACTACAAGTGGTGAGTTTTGGGATATTGCTGAGTACCTCAGCTCAATTACAGATGCTATCTCTAATGTGATTAATATCCATACGGAAGGTGAGTTGTCTGATATTACGAAGACCTACAATAAAGCATTACAGGAGGTAAAGGATGCCACCAATGTTCTGAAGGATATACAAGAATCCCTTTTCAAGGATGCATCAGGAGCCGCTCTCAGCCTGTTAGATAACAAGTGGGAAGCTGCTATTAATCCCCTATTACCTGATGCTTACTATGCTATGCACGGGGATTTAAACCCTGCTCTATCTATATATGAGCTAGATGCTATTAGAGAACAGTTCCTGAACCCGCCTACGTATGCCTAGACACATATAGACGAACGTATTACTATTACCTCAACACCTCTCACAGAGCCTCCTAGCAGGCCTGGAGAGTCTAAATCTATTAGGAGATTACAATGTCTGAAACAAATACATTAGGGGGTGGATACACCCGTTTTTTGGATGATGATAAGCAAAACTTTTGGGGAGGATTATCTAATATAGAAGTGGCCCCGCCTTCTATAGGTACAGGCCCATTCGCTTTGAATGCGAACCAGCCTATAGGATTATCTAATATAGAAGTAGCTCCACCTTCTATAGGTACAGGCCCATTCGCTTTGAATGCGAACCAGCCTATAGGATTGGGTAATACCTTCGGTATGCAGCGGCAACTGGCTGGAGGTGATACTGGTGGTTTCTGGGGATCACTCACTGGGGATAAGATGAAAGGGGCAGGATCAATCCTAGGAGGAGTAGGTAACCTAGCTTCAGCTTGGGCTGCTATTAAGGGACTTGGACTAGTTAAAGATCAAATGGCTCAGCAGCAGGAACAGTGGGATAAGAACTTCCAAAATCAGGAGGCTGCAGCCCGTCTGCAGTTGCTCAACCAAAACACATGGAAGACTGCACAAGGTAGGACTGATACTCCTAGTTGGGAGCAGTTAAAGACCCAGCGTGTAGCTTAAGGAGTATATGATATGGCCCCTTTAACGTGGAAGAATGTAGCCCCAGTAGACACTTCAAATGCTCTGGAAGCTTTCCTGAAAGCAGGAAAGCAGATAGGCACTAGTATTGGAGGTATTGGTGAGAGTATCACTGGGTATGTCGATACTCAGCAGGAAGATACTAAAAATAAAATGATGATGGAGATGCTACAGGCAGGGAATAATGAAGCAGCTCAGAATAGTATTATAAATAAATACGCTGGTCATGCTTTTGCTCCTGAGGCTGACACCATGTTTGATGTTCGAGCAGATGCTCAAAAAACCGCCTTAGAACAAGAACGTCTAAAGATAGCTCAGCAGAATGCTAACACTTCTCTAATCAATGCGAATGTAGCTAAACAAGCTGCTGATCAGGAGCAGGCAGGACGGCAAACTTTCCAAGATATATCTGCTAGTTTTACTCCTCAAACGCCTTCCGCTCCAGTAGAAGGTGGGGGCCCTAATACTTTATTTGATACTGCCCTACGAGGACAACAATTTTCAGGGATGCACTCTAGTAATCTAACCTCTACACAACAAGCTGAGTTATCTTCTAAGTTCGATAGAGGTATTTCTGCTAAAGCTAACACTTTGTTAGAGGGTATTGATTATAGGAATCCAGCGAGTATTGCCAAAGTCAGGAGTGATGCCACTAGAGCCTTCAGTGAATTAGCTAAAGAAACTAGCACTAAGTATGCTAACGAACAGCGAGATGCTTTCTTAAATCAGGTTGATACCCATGTGGAGAATGCAGATACTTTCCATAAAGCACAGGGAGCACAGGTTCAACGTACAGTGATGCAGACTTTTGCTAATGACCCTACCGCATTAACTCTTGAAAATCTAACTAAGGCAGGGGAAGATTTCGCTGAGTATGATCTAGATTCAGACCTCTTAGATAAGTACCGTATTGTTGAAACCCTCAATAGCACTGAGACGCTCTCTCCTGAAGTATTAGGGAAGTTAACTGCAGATGAGGCTAACCGTCTAGTTGTGAAGCAGGCTAGAGCTACATTGAATCGTTACCCTAATATGTCAGTGAGTAATACTACTCAGCTGATTAAAGATGTGGCTGAGATTAGCGGTCTGACTCTGACACAAGATCAGATTACAGCAAGTAATGAAGAACTAGCTAAAGAGAATAAAGCAGCTGTAGAACGTGAGCGAAAGGCTAAAGAGGCAGCAGCTAAGGTAGGCCAACAAGCTTGGGCAGCATCCGCGAAGTCTAGTTTAAAAACTTTGTTTGGGGAAGACGTAGTAGATAGTACTGTAGTCGAATTTAACGATGCTGTACGGGAAGCATTTAAGGGTCAGGGCCTTACTTCGGCTGATAAGAGTAAAGCAGTACAGGCAATAATAAATGCAGGTGATATTTCAGGTGGTTCAGGATCACGAGATTGGGGATTCATGGATAGAGAGTTCGATATGACATTAGATAATGAGCGTAAGGCTATCGATGACCATAATGTAGAAGATCTGCGCGCCTTTATTAAAAAAGCGCTAGGTAAATAGTAATGCTAGGTAAACTGTTTAGGGCGCAAGGCGGTAATGTAACTGCAGATAAAAAAGCACGCTTATTTGACGCATCAATACGTAAACAGGCAGCTCTTCGTAAAGGTACTTTACAAGATTTTGATCATGATGCTGATTCTGGAAATATAGTTGATGAAGAAACTAATGAGAATATACGTGTACGTCTTCTAGGAGGCTTAGATACTGGGGAAGTTAGCGGTGAGGGCTCTTCCTTAGAAGAGTGGCTATATTCTGACCCAAGACACTATGCAAACCGCTTAAAGAAATTCACTAAACAGCGAGCAGCTATTGCTCAGCAACGCGGTGTGCCTGCAGACACGGTTACATTTGATGACATCGAAGCTTCCGGTTTACAGAGTCTAGAGGCTTTTGATAAATTGACGAGTGAGGGTCAAGGTGTATTTGATCCTGAAACTAGAACTGTAGAACGTAGTCCTGGTTACCTGGTGGATGACGATCCTGAAAGTGAGCAGTTTGGTGAACTAACTCATATGGACCCTCAGATGTATTTCAGAGAAGTGGCGTATAGAGCTTCTGATGAGAGATCTGCTTTGAAGGGGGATACACGTACTCTTGTTGATATGTACAACCCTGCCACAGGAAAATCTATTAGCAAAGCTCTCAATAATCCTATTAACAATCTAGGCTACTACGAGAAATATAACAGAGAGAACCGTAGAGCTGATTGGAAAGAACAAGCTAAGATACGTGAGATGCCTTTCAAGAAAGATGAGAAGGTACAAGCAGTTCAACAGGCTAATAGTTTATATACGGTTAAGGCCCCAGGTAAATACGGATTTGTAAAACATGACCTCAGTGAAGAAGAGGCACAACGCTGGACAGAAGTTGCACTCAATAATGATACTTCTAAAATTGAGGCTGAAGCAGGGACAGCTGAATCTTTCTTAAACCGTATTACCACATCTTTATCAATAGCTGAGCGTACCCAAGCTAAAGCAGCAACTAGTATAGCTAGCACTGTGACTGATAATGAAGATGCTATTGGTATTTTATCCAGTATCCTCAATCCTTTTAATGCCTTCACTAATGCTAAACGGTCTTGGAACAACCAAATTAAATCTCCTAAAGATTTAGCCGTCAGTAATAAAGAATACAATGAATACACTGAAGAGATTAGATCTAAGCTAGATAATCGACAGGCTGAATATGATCGTATTGTGTCGGGAGACTTAGCTGAAAAAGGGGAGTATGTCGAAAGTCTTTTGTACAATGTCAATAATCGTAAGATGGCTGCTTTCGAATCTGTGCTTGAATCTTCAGCTCTTATGATGGAATTAGGGTTAGGTGTCCCAGGAATAGGGCTAGCTGTTGTAGATGCAACTGCACGTATGACTGAAGATTATAAGAAGGCTAATAATGGTGCTCAACCTACTCTTGAACATCAAGCTTTAATTGTCGCGTTAGCGGGCATTAGTACAATGGGGGAGCTGCTAAAATTCAAAGGTTTGACAGGTTCGTTTAAGACTCTTAATAAATGGGTAACTGAAGTTACCTCGAAGAGTTCCTCTTTAACCCGTTTTATGGCAGGCGTTTCTTCTAAATTTATAGGTGGTGTTCTTGGTGAAGCTGCATCAGGAATAATTAGTGAAGCTGCAGAGAAGCAGGCTAAGGACTTACCGAAAGGGCTTTCTCCCATTACCGCTGCAGAAGCACTAGAGGCGGGTTCGATGGAGGCTCTTGGTGGTATAGGGCCTACAGCGGTATCATCCACAGTAACCTCTGCAGCCAATTCCTCAGATAGTGCGGTACTTAAAAACGTCCTTCAAGAACTACAAACCCCTGATACGATAGCTCTAGATATAGAGGAGGAGAGTGCTCTCAATAAGCAGATTGATGCTCTAGAGACTAAACTAACTGATCCTAGTATCTCTGAAAAACATAGGGAGCGTTTAGATAATAAACGTGAAGCTCTAGTTGCTCAACGTACAGAAGGTAGACCGAATCCAGATAAGTTGTCTGCTGAACGTAGAGCACTTTTAGAAGAGCAGAAAGACATCCTCAAGAAGAAAGTATTTCCTGAAGCTTCTAAATCTCCCGAATCTACATTCTCCTTAGATACTGAAACAGTCCCCTTCCGTACAGTGGATGAGATATTTGAGGATGTTGCTCCGTCACTGGCAGACACAGATGCTGCTGCCATGGAGAGTGGTGAACTACAGGAAGTGTTAGGTAATGCTCTACAAGCTGAGGGTGAGCTTACAGGCATCATTGAAGATGTAGATTCATCCATGGAAGAGATAGCAGAGGCTGAGGCTCTGTTAGATAAGATCCAAACAGCTAGAGAGACATGGAAAGAACAATACATATCTAGAGCAGAGGTGTCCGAGAGAGCGTCTGAGAAGGCCTCAGAGGAGACTAAGGATTCATTTGTATATTCACTCACAGATCTCAATAAAACCTCTCCTGAGGAGGCTAGTAACATCGTAGCAGACATTATTGCTAGTAAGTCTGCTACCACTGCTGAGAAGCAGATGGCTAAGGCTAAATTAGGCCTTATCAAAGCTAGAGCCAAGATCTCAGGAGAAGGTAAGTCCCTAGAAGATGTTAATTATGAAATCACCTCTGCTACAGGGAATGAGTATCAGTCAGTAGATGAACTAGTAGCTGCCGCTACAACCCCTGAGACTCAGGTACAGGGAATGGATCAGCTCGAGAAGTTTACAACCAGAATGCAGAAGAAAGCTAAGGCTTTCAAGGAAGCTATTACAGATGCACCTCCAGAAGGGTTCATCGTTAATAAGGAAGACCTGAGTATAGCCCCTTCTAATGTTCCTGAAAATGAGCGATATGAAGGTGATGATGGTTGGTTGGTTCGTCCCAGGACAAGTGATCGATTAGTGGCTTCTCTCCAGGATGAGGCTGCTTATGCAACTGCTGCACTGACTGCAGCTACTAAGATGCAAGAGACTATTACTGCTAAAGAGGGGAGTCTCAAAGCAGAACCTTCTTCCAAAGTAGACACTGTATTAGATCTTCTCAGCAAATCTAAGAAAGCCCCTACCAAACTAACTGGGGATGTAGGTTCCTTAGCTAAGAATGTTAAAGCTCAACAAGCTAAAGCTAAGAAGACCGAGGACTCCCAGAGTATTATAGATAAGGTCACTCAGGTTCCTAAGAAAGCAGAAGCAACAAAAGAGGTAGTAGAAAAAGTAGAAGAGGGTGTGAAGGAGAGTGTAGAGGAGAAAGTTGAAGAGACTTCAGATACGGGCCCTCTTGTCTACACTAACAAAGTTCAGGTATCTCAAGATACTGCTTTTACTAAATACCTCGTAGACGGTAAACTAGTACCTTCCAAACTGAAGGAAGCGTCGGTTGAAGATCTTAGATCATTAGCTAAAAAACTCGGAGTGTGTAAATAATGCAACTATGTTCTGCAATCACAGATACAGGAGAGCTAATTAAACTAGTTAGTAAATCCTACAATGAGTTAAGAGACACAGCTCCAGCTAGTTTAGCTGAGTCTTTGGAAGAGGCGGATCTTCCTGTAGTAGCCCCCTTCAAGAATCTGAAAGCAGACGGTTTAGCTGGTAAGAAGTTTACAGAAATTTTTCAAACCAGACAGAAGGGGCAGAACAATAGCAATGAGTCAGCCGAAGAGTCAGAAGGTAGCGCAGAAGGGATAACTGACAAGGTAAAACGGACACTTAACGGAGTCCGTCAGGTCATCACCAGCAACTATGTGAACAAGGGGGGACTTATTGCCAAGCAGGTATCCACCATTGATGACTTCATCCATACCGAGACTCAGGTAGGGTCTGATAGGCTCACACTTGATAAGGCTATTGAAAAGGCCAGAGAGAGAGATCCCCTGGCTACCGCTGAGTGGGTAGATGTCTATGACGAGGTTGAGCGTAGGCTGGCGGATAAGAGCGCCAACGAGGGGGTAGTCTCTCCGGACGCTGAAAGTCATCAGAGGGACTTTATCGATACCACGAAGCAGAAAGATATTCTCCGCGTTCTATTTATTGGGGAACATATTTTTGGAAGTGTACAGAAACTGACAGATGCTCTAATCAATGTAGGAATATCTGAGGGTTTTGCTAAGGCTACTGCAAGACGTTTTGTTAAATTCAAAGAGGTCTACCGTAAAAGTGTACAGCCTAATTTATTAGCAGATACGGAGGCTTCTGCTGAAGAGAAACCTCTGAGCATGTTAGGTGTATTGACAGAGGAAGGTAACCGTGAGTTACCAGATTCTGTACTCTTTTCCACAATGCTAGGCGCACAGGTATGGATGGCTGAGAGAGGCTCATCTGCGGATATGAACCGTCAAGAAATAGGGGAACTCCTCTACAATGATCGGAAAGCTTTCCTTAGCCCCGATGAATTTAAAGTTCTAAAAGGACATGGGAATTCTCAACGATCTGTAGCTATTAAACGTATGGGTCAAGTAGCAGGTCAGTTGCTCAATATCAAAGTGCAGCAAGGAAATATCAAGAATGCTGGTTACTACACAGAGCGTCTAAATCTAGCTCTAGGGCTACTAGGGTATTCTGTGTATGCCCGTATGCCAGCTAGCGGTTCTACTCTTATACAGGAAGTAAGTACACCCAAGTTAGAGTTTGAAAAAGCTGAAGTAACAAACAGAAATTACAATTCAGGAGATTCACTGTACACAGTGAAGATGGCTAACGTCCCCGTTGTAACGACCTTCCTGAAGTCTTTGCAGACAGCGAGTCCTGAATTAGAGAAGTTAACTGGTGATTCTGTAGTAGCGGCAGCTCCTACGAGTGAGCCTCAGACTCCTAACTTTAATGTACGAGGACAACTCAGTGGTCTGAGTACTGCGGTCAAAAAAGATCTAACTAGTAAATTTGAGCAGCCTTGGGTACGTAATAATACGTATACCCATTTTGAAGGTTTAACCTTAGACGTAATCCATAGTTTGACAGGAAAACGCACCTCTGTAGAAATTAAGGGGCTTCATATTGATGAACGTGAAGGTGCTGAGAGTAAGAATACTGGGCTAGATAGAGAGCTGCAGGCAATCACAGATTATGCAGAGATCACTACAAACCCTTTCTATCTAGCTTATGGTGTTATGCCTCAGGGCCGTGTAAATATGCTGGGGCCTATCAGTCCTCAGGGGAGTAAGATTCATCGCCATATTTATAAAGTAGGTGTACCTGTACCAGAAATAGCTCCTAACTCAGATACCTTAACCTTATTCAAATTAGCAGTAGCTCAGGCATTTGACCAAGATATTGACAAGACAGATGCTAATAATGGATTGCAGTTATTTAACAATCTCTACGCCAATCCTAATACTCAAGCAGCTATAGATGCTGTAGGTACAGACGCGCTAGGAGCTGCGCTCCTTACGCTTCATAAAGATTATCCTGGATCAAACCTATCCCTGTTGGAGGGAGTGGTAGCTCTAGCTGAATACAAGAAAGCAGATGCTGGAGCTAAGTCCTTTCAGTCTGATATTCAGTTAGAGACTGATGGAGTCACTAATGGTTTTGCCCTTAGTTTATTACAATTCCCTACCCTCCTAATTAAAGATGGGAAGCTCACTGAGCTTGGGAAAAAGATGCTCAACCGTGTAGGTATCACCTTGTCTGACCAGACTGGAGATTTTGGCACTTTCCTAGCAGATCCTAAAAATCTAGATGCTTATGAAGCATTAGCTGAAATCATGGGCAATCTAATTATTAACCCTGAAGAGTTGCTGGATATTATGGAAGCCACGACAGAAAATGATCGTGCAAATATCCTAAAGAAATTTAAGGCTCTTAGTGTTGTAGGTGTGGAATATCTAGATTCTGAAGGTAATCTAAATAAAAAGATTATGCGTAAGATTGCTAAGCAACCTTTTATGATCTTCAATTATGGGGCAGGACTAGATAAAATTATTACGGAGATGCTCTTAGATGGTGAAGGGGTAATTCCGTCATTCCGTAAAAAGCTTGTGACCCAGCAGAAACAGTACACGGAGTCAGGAAAGAAGGAAAAGGAAAAAGTATTTAAAGAAGTCTCTAGATTGTTTGGGGCCTTTAATGAACTCGTTGCTATTAATGTAACTGACGATGTAGCAGGAAAGTTCCATGGAGAAAACTACCCTGGAATTTCCTATGCTGTTCTTCAGAAAGCTTTGGATAAGGGAAATCTACACTCCAAGAGTTTGGAGAAATTCTACCCTCAACTTAAATTTAATTTAAGATACACTCTCAAGCCTCTAATGAAAGAGGCTTTTGATAAGTTCTTTGGCTCAGCTATTGATGCTCGTCAAAATCTAATTAGTGCTTTTGAGATGCAGTACTTCATTTTTGATATCAAATTAAAGAAGGCTATTGCTGCTCACCAAAAGGCTACAGGTAATACAAGAATCACATCTGATGATGTGAAGAGCATTATCAAGAAACAAGGTCTCAAAGATTTTGTACCTAAACTATTAGGTCCTCTAGCTGATGCTGATACTTTTGTTACGATACTAAAGGCACGTCCTGATCTCAAAGATCCTCACACTCCTGTACGTAACCAGATGCCCTCTGTAGCTGGGAAGAAGTCAGCCCCTACAACCTCAGTAGCTCATTTCAAGGATGGCTTCACTGCTCCTCAGATGGCTGCTATGGTACGTTCAATCCATCATATAGACTCTGCTATTCTAGTAGCTGTAGGCTTGGGGGATAGTGGTTACCTCAGTCTCTATGATGCAATCATGGCTTCTGTAGATACCATTGAGGGACTGTCAGATACTTACAATAATAAGTTCCTAGATTTCTCTGAACAGATTGGGATTCTAGACCAAACTACTAACAGACTTTTACGGCAGTTTGATACATTAACGGACGCAGAGTATGAGGCATTAGTTAAGAAATTCAATGCTGTGAAGTACGCAAAGGGAAAAAATGTACCCACAGTTTATGGCGTGATAAGTCAGATTACGACCTTCAATGGAATTAATAACGAGGCACGTAAAGTACTTTTCAGAGAATTACGGAAAGACGGTACTCGTATCCAACAGATGTACTTGCCTGATACTTCCACTGTAGTTCAGGAAGATACCCAAGAGGTTACCCACAAACAACAGGGTGAATTCGATTTTGCTGAGACTAAAGATGATCTTCCTCCTCCTGTTTCAGGATCGGCTGGGGAACATTTATCCGAAGCAATTAGCAAGGTTATGGATTCTGTATCTCTAAAACAGAATGTAGAACAGATATTCCAGCAGCTAACTGCTATTAGTTCAGCCTACATAAACCCAAGAACCCAGAAGGCAGAACACAAACATTTAGGTAATGTACTCCAGAATGTTCTAGGCCCAGTACTTGAATCCTTAGATGGGATCACACTGGATGTAGAGACAATTGATGAGTTTACCAGAGGCGGTTATGACGCTGCTAACAAACACATCCGTATTCAGATAAACCAGAACACACCTCCCTCATACACTGGGCAGAGTGCAGCGGAAGTATACGTACATGAATTATTACACCCACTGATAGACGAAGCATTAAAGACAGATCTAGGGTTCAAGAACGAAGCTCAGAGACTGTTTGATGCAATTGCTCCCCAGTTCAGTGTAGAAGATTTCCTCTACCATCGTAATGGAAAAGTAGCTTTCCATGTGGATGAGGTAAGTGAGAGAGCTTCCGCTCAACAACAGTTTGAGTATTTCACAACTAATAGAAGTACTGAACGTACTCTCGCTGAGTTCCTAATCTACTCAATGACTAACAAATTCGTAGTACAGAAACTACAGAATTTAGATCAAGGTAGAAGATCTACCAAGATGTGGGAAGGTTCTAGCTTCTTAAACAAACTAATTAATCTGATAGATCGTATTGTGGGTAAACTCACATCAATATATCGTAAGCCAGCAAAAGCTGGATCAGACTACGCTAGAGTACTTAATTTAGTTAAGACTTTGCATGGTGCTAATGAAAGGCGTAGAGGGCAAATCATTCACCGTCTGAAATTGGATGCAGTAGGTAAGGGTGTAGGTAAAGTACGTGATGCTCTCCACTCTTCCTTATCTATTATAGCTAAGACAAGCCTGAAAGCTCTGCAATCTCCTATCATTCAGAATCGTGCAATCCGTAATGCTGCCTATAATTTGCAGCATTTCCCTGCCCTCAAAAATGTAAAAACAGTAGAAGCTTTCAGAAAAGCTGTAGCTGCTATGACACCTACAGATCAGGCACGACTGATGGCTGACCTAGCTAGTGATATGGTATTAGGTAATCAGAGTACTGCTGCTCAGAGTGCTCTGTACGTAGCTAACCATGAAATTGATAGTCACCGTAAATCAATGACTGATGCAGTGATCAGTAGAGTTAGGAATAGCTTTGCTAGACCTCTCACAAAAATTGAGAAAACCTCATTAACCAGAGTACTAGTAAAAACAGATCTAGCTGCTCTTCTAAAAGTAGGTATGACTTCTGCAGATATCATCAATCTGATTAAGCACCCGGGAAGATTGAATGCTAGGATTATGGCTTATGCAAGCTCTCTGAATATTTCTAGTAACGCCTATCTGAAGCAACAAACTTCTGAACTAGCAAACCTAATGATTGCTGGAAACAGTCGTGCTCCAGTACAGAATCTAAACGCTGCAGGTATTGTTGCTGATGACTATAAACGTAGCCATAAAGGGGTCTCAGAGGAGCGTGAGAACACTGTACGCACAAATCTGGTAGATGCTTACATTAGTTTATTAGCTCTTCAGGGGACCTCTAGCCTCCATAAAGAGGCTCTCACTGAGCTCTTCGATGAAGAAAGTAAACGAGGTACGGATAACGGGGTAACTTTCGTATTAGCTCATTTAGCGGCTTTCAAAAAATCTTCCCAGAAGACTCTATTTGGTGACAACCCTAATCAGATGCAGAAGGGTTACTTTGCTCAAATTTTCAATCCTTACCACGATCTAACTGTAGCTTCAGTAGATCAAACTGCAGAGCTACATAGAGCAGGTTATAAACCTGCATCAGAGGAACTGACCACTCTAGGGGTAATCACTACACAGGCCTACAGGCTATTCCTGAATAAGAACATGCCTTCCCCTGGGCGTACTAGTGGAATCCTCTCGTACACCTCTGAGAAGGCCAAGGGAACGACGTTATTTGAGATCCTATCAAGAGAGCCCAGTAATCAACGTACTGACCCTGCCACAGGCTTAGAGGTGGTTAACGTACCTCGTGTCAAACGCTTGATCCAAAGGTATGTCACTAGACGGGAGACTGAAAATAATAAGGCTGTGCGTACTGATGAGCTACCTACAGCACAACAGTTGATCCCACTACGTGATGAGAATCGGAATATCGTAGATTACAGAGTTGTTATGCCTCATGCTTTCCAAGAGGAGAACCTAGATCCTGATCTAGATATTGACCAAGTACTAGGACGTATGGAAGGTCATCGTGTAGATAAAGTAGCCTCTGCTCGTATTAATCTAGAAGCTGTTGAAGAGTTGAGGAAAACATACAATAAGCATTACCGAGCTAATCCTAGGAGCTTCATCAATATCCTAGATGAGGAATACTACGATGAGTATTTTGTACCTCTCCCCTCTGCAGCCAGAAGAGCTATTAAGAAAGGAGCTACTGAGACTAAGACAGGGAAGCTAGCTTTCTATGTACGCAAACAAGATATGGCTGTGTACTTTGCCCATAAGCAAGTTTCCGTTGCTAATATCGTAGGTCTCAAAAAGGTACCTGAGTATCGTACATGGATGGCTAGAACTGAACGTCTAGTAGAAGAGGCAGCTTCTGTTGCTGTAGCTAACGTAGTTATCAAGACACTGCCTGTAGCTCAAGCCAACTTAGCTAGTAATACCGTAGCTCTCATGCTTTATGATATTGACATGAAAGCAGCAATGGTTGATCAGATGGAGGGGCTACATGAACTAGAGAAATTCAAGGCTGACTCTAAAAAAGCTGTAGATCTCCAACTACGTCTGAAAGCAGATGCTGAGTTAGCAACCCCTCAATTATTAAATGATCCAAAGATCATGAATGAGTATCACGGACTTCTAGCTAAACTAGAAAGTAACCCTGTACGTCCTCTCATTGATGCTGGAATGTTCACTAGTATCTCTGAGGATGTTGAGCTACGTGAGTACACCTACTTCACCAATTTAGGTGAGAGTATCAAACGTAAACTGGGGGTAGCTGCACAACCTATAACCTCAGTAGCTAAGCTAGCTTACCTTTCTGAGAGTACGGCTGGATTCCAAAATTTGAAACATTTTACACAGACTATGGATTTCGTAGCACGTTATGCTATGGATAAGCAGTTACGTAAACAAGGACGTTCCCGTAAAGATATTGACCGTATTTTACAAGACACATTTGTGAACTACGACTTGCCTATGAACCCTTATTTAGAATGGTTAAATAGAGTCGGAGGTACATTATTTGTTAGATACTGGATGCGTATCCAGCGTGCTCTATATAGAACACTGAATGAGAAGCCAAAGAATGTATTATTTCTTCTAGCTGCTCAAGAAGTAAGTGGTGTTGATATTCCAGATATTTATGATTCAGCAATGTTACTTGGAAACCTCACTCCCCCAGAAGGAGGAGCGAGTAAGATATTATCTGAGGTTATCAACTTACCTGCGTTTGACTTATTAAACGACCTTACGGGAATTGATGTAGATCCTCTTTAATCAGGATCTGGGGTACCATCATCAGCTGTTAGTACTTTGAGTACTACGTAGATTGCTGCACATAAAGCCGCAGTAATAAGAAGAGGTATTAAGGCGTAGCTGAGAAATACTAAACCAGCTACGCCAAATACCCACACACCTGTAAACCATATATCTTTTAAGGTGCTTAGTTTAATCACCAAACAGGCCAGTATCCAGGCTAGCTAGTGAGTCATCAGCAGCGCCTGCTACCTCAGTAGATAGTACCGCTTCCTTCTCTGCTTCAGCCTCCGCCTCTACTGTTTCAGCTAGCTTACCTTCTTCCTCAGCAAGACGGTCAGTTTCCATTTGAGCCTTAGTTCTACGCTTACGTTTAGGCTTCTCTGCCTCAGCTACAGGCACTACTTCAGCTTCAAAAGGAGGTGGAGTTTCTACAGTTTCACTAACCTGAGTAGTCCCCTCAATAATAATACGATCTACCTTTGAGAAGAGTAGATCCAGAGTCTCTTGTGAGACATCACGTAATACAAGTTCCATCATATTTTCCTTAGTAATGAACCATAGTGAGCAATCATCAGGGCATCACTTCGCCCATCTAATAGTCCACCTTTTGGTCCTTTGATATTCGCAGCAGGGTACAAACGAGTACATATATCTGCTACATCTTTTTTGATAGCTTTGCCTTTAGCTCTCACTCCGACAGCTTTCTGCCATACCTTTGGCGTTACTAATTCAAATCCACACCCTTTAGCCCATAACAGGCCATGGATAATTCCTACATTTTTTCCAAAATTGAAATTAGATTTGGCACTAGTACCAAAGATTGAGTGAACATCCTCCACAATAGCTAGATCAATATCTAGACTACATATACCCTGATATATGATATGTGGAGGATGCTTAGCGTAATCCATGAAGGTGGCTTTACCATCCTCCAGGAAGCATAAAGCTCCTCTACTTCCTGGATCAACGCCGAGGACACCCATTATCCAAAGAGGCTAGAAGCACTATCCTGAGCTGGAGCTTCTACTACAGTAGCTGCTGGGGTATCTGCAGGCTTAGCACCATCAGTCTTATCGATAACCTCTCCCTCATTATTGTCCAGCCACTCCTGCATACGTGCAGCTTCAGTAGCTCCCTCAGCTTTCTCCTCTGCAGACAGTGAAGACTTTGGATCAAAGAACAGGCGAGTTTCGTTAATCTCACGAGTCTCTGCAGTATCCTCATATACACCTGTAGACTCATTCTTCTTACGCTTGAACTCCTTAATCTTGGACATAGCTACCTTGACAGGCTTACCCATTAGCTCAGTGAACACTGGACGCTCCTGAGGTACATCCTTACGCTGACCCCAATCAAAGATATTGAGAGTCTTCTTCTCAACCTTCTGAGCTGCATCATTCAGGTTCTCACCAATAGCTGCCATACATAGACGCTCTGCAGAGGTGTAACCAGGTAGAGGATGCTTAATTGGGTTACCAGCATCATCCTTCTTTTTCTTATCCAGATAGTAGGTCTTGTTACCCTTAGCGTCCCCAGACTTAATCCAGAAAGTTTCCTTCATAGTTTTGTCAGTGTCAGGGTCTTTGAAGATGACTACCATACCAATGGCTTTAGACTGTGCCTGCTCTAGGTAAGCAGTATCAACAATACAGTTATATACATTAGAATCCCAAGCAGCAAACTTATTACCACCGCCTACAGACTCTTTATCCGCTACTACGCCAGCATCTTGTGCTAAATCAATCATGTGTTATTTCCTTTATGTGTTGCAGATTAAAAAACCACCTAGTTGCAACATAGCTAGGTGGTATATTTCACAGAAGGTTCGGAGAACCTATTTATTACCGCTAGATCCAAACCCTCCAGATCCTCGCACCGTATCATCTAAATTATCTACCCATACAGGCTCAGCAATGTGAGTCTTACGTACAATTAGCTGACATGCTCTAGCTCCTAGCAAACTCTCAGGAGCTACAATAGATTCATGGAATCGTATAGCCAGTAGAAGGTTGCCTCGATAGAGTCTATCGATGATCCCTACATTATTAGCTAGACTGACCCCAATCTTACTAGAGGAAGATCTAGGTACAATTTCTGTGTGGTAACCTTCTTCAGGAGCTACTGCTAAACCTGTGTCATATAGAACAACACTAGCAGATAGATTTTTGACAATTGAAACAGGAGTGAGGTCTAGACCTGCATCCTCTGGGTGAGCCCTAGATGGCAGTACTGCATCTGGGAGTGTTTTACAGAATTTCAATTCCATATATTTTCCTTATGTTGTTGTTAAAAAATAGGCCATATATAATAGCAGTTATGCTATTATTTTAATAAATACATTTGAAAGTATCTTCTAAGGAGATGTCATGTCATCATTCCAAGATTGGTTAATGGCCAATCAAGATAAAACTTTAGGGGCAGCTAAACAGACTAAGAGCCTTCCTTTCCGTCATACTGCCTCTAAAGCCTTAGAAGCTAGTATTCGAGGCGGTAGACCTCTTATGGGTGCATCCCCTTTAGGGTTCTTAATGAATTTAGTTCTGCCTAGTGAACTGGGGGATAGTACTACTATGCCTAAGCAAGTTCCTACTGTACGTACCCAACAACGTATGAATGAACGTGCTCAAGGGGATACTTTGCATAATCCTGCAATTCTTGAGGACATAATTAAGCTTCGTAATCTAGGTTTGTCTCCAGTTACTCCGCCAGGGAACTAATAATTATTTTTGACAGGTACACCTCATGAATCCCCAAGAATTGGCTAGTTTATTACAAAGTTTACGTGAACTTAACGTACCTTCTAATCATCAACAAGCTCGGCAGAAAAGTGTTACACGTCTAGCGGATTACAATTCACCTGAAGCGCGTAGCATTGATCGTCTAGGTTGGTTAATCAACCAGTACACGCCTGACACTAAAGCAGTTCAACATGGTCTTCGTCAAGGAGCTGCAAATGCTATGGCACTTCCCCAATTTATTATAGATGTATTGAATGCCCCAGATACTGCAATCAACAATAATCTAACTAATCGTCCTTCTTTAGATTATTTTCGTAATTTTGATGCTGCTTCTGCTGCTTATGGGCGAGATGTTACTAACACAGTCCCTTATCAAGATTACGCACGTACACCCGGTAATGTTGCCGGGAATACTATGTTGCAGACAGGTAGCGAAGTAATGATGCCCTTTGGTGGCGGATATAGCGCACTAAAAGGACTCTCTACAGCACGTCAAGTTAAACAAGGAGTAAGACAAGCCGTAGACCCTAATTACAATGAAAGCCGTCGTCGGTTTGCTAAAACAACGGCAGGTGTAGCAGCAGCTGCAGCTTTAGGTTTCCCCGCTCTTAAACAAATGAAAGTAGCGAAAACTGCCCCAATTCCACGAGGTAAGTGGGATAGTGTTGTCGAGGATATCTACAAAGCAGATGCTAGTCGTACCCCTCGACCAGATGCGAGTAGATTTTTACGGAATAAATCAACGGGTAGGACAGCAGCTTTAGTTGAAGATTTTGACCATAATTATGCCGCTCGTAAGATTATGGGCGAAGACAAATACCGTAGAATGGGGCAAATAGAGAAACATTCTGATAGCGGAGGTACTTTGACTCCTGGAGAAGAAACAGAATACTTCAAATTAGCAGATGATTACCACGGTAACTCAGGCCCCGGTCCTAGTGCCAAATACGAAAGTGAATTGTTAAGTCCAAAGAATAAAGCAAAATATGACGCTATCGAGAAAAAACTTGAGAACACTCATGTCGAGACAGAATACGCAGATAGTTTAGATGCCTATGATGGATCACAGGGACGTTTTCAAACCTTTGGGCAAGATGCAATAGATGACCTTCTCGCCCAACGACGTGAGGTTATGCGTAATGATACTAATGTATCTAGCTACCGTGAAAAACGTGCAAAAGCTCGTGCATCTGCCCTTGGTGATGAGCTATGGGAGACTCACCGTACTAAGTTAGAAGCTGATGTAGATCACTACCGTAGTCTAGATAACCCTACTCATACCGGATCAGATGCTATTGCAGGTGAACTCAAAGCTCACCTAGCATTAAAAAAGCAGGTAGGTAATTAATAGTTGCTAACTACAGATACGAGGATAGCACTCCATCTAAACAATTCTATAGGCACAGAGAAGGAAGCACCTATAGAAACTTGATCTGCTCAAGTCCTAACTAACCACACTTAGAATAAGAACACTCCATACAAGTCAAGCATCCGTCTAGTAGGCGGGTGTCTGAAGAGTAACACTCAGGGCATGTACCTGCAGAAGTTACTTCTGGTTTAGGTTCTGATTCGGTAGATTCCATAGATTCACTGGGGGGAGTATCAGCAGGGGCCACTTTAACTTCTTTAGCGGCTTCTGCTTGTTGGTCAATTTTGGCTTTGGCTTTGAGTCGTTTATCGATTGCATGTAGTGTTTTTCCTAGATGGGCAATTACCCCATTGGTCATTTCACCTTTCTTCTGATCCAGAATCTTAGCTAGATATTTACCAGGGGATTCAGTTTTGATGAACTCTCTGGAGATGAAAGGTAAACTTCCAATATCAGAGTCATTACTACGCAACATAGAAGATGCCAAGCGTGTAGCTAAAGCTACCCATTCTTGAGATTCTAGATGAGAGCTAAAAAAGAAGATCTCTAAAGGTCTACCAGATTCATCACAATTTACAGTAGTGTAAATATTACAATCTGGGGTAGTAACTTTAACAGTCACTCCCCATAGAATATCTGGTCGTTTTAGTTTCTTCTTCACAGTTGGTTGTACTACTATAGGTTCCGGTACTTTCTCTATTTCTGGGGTATCAGGGGATTTAACACTGAACCCTGTAATCTTTTGATCGATTTTCATACGATGTGTGTATGCCTTATGTAAGTAATTAGAATAAGTGATGGTGTGTCTGAGGGCACAAGGAGATACCCTGACTGGCTCCCTCAAACCTGACCATCGGCAGTTATCTACAGCCAGTCAGTTATTAACGCCTTACATTGTGGTGTAAGGACTAGTATTTCTCAACTCTTCAGTTGGGGTAAGCCTCGCTCTGACCCATAAGGAAGATCCATGATCTTACCCTGCATCAGATTTTCACATCAGTGGCTCGTTACTCTCTTATTCAGAGAATGATGCTATACCACCGATCAATAGTATCAAGGAGTGTAGTAAGTATGCAAACGATCCAGTACATGCTGAATATTATTATCGATGTAAGTCTCTTTAATATTCCACATTCCAATGGGAGATCTCATCCTCTCATTTACCGTATCCTTAGTTAAACGGGTCTGGTACACATACTTAAATTCAAGTTCCTTCTCATCATCTGTGTACACCAACATAGGTGATTCAGAGTTACTGAGCTTAGTAATAGGCATCTTCTTAACTGAAATAACAGTAGAGAAGAAACTCTCTACACCAGTGTTCATCAGAGACCCTTTAACTTTCACCAATGTCTCATTGACCATTTCAGATTCATTGTACACATCAGAAGTATGAGCTAGGAAGATTACATTCTTAGTAGATTTAGCTACGTACTGAGACATCAGTATTTTGAGATACTGTGCATAGTCTCCCCACGCTTTCATCGTGTTGGTAGAAGGTAGTACTTTAGTACTCTCGTACATATCCATTAGATACGTCAAACTATCAATAATGATAGTATGAGTATCCGGCATCTTCTCAGCTTCAGTAAATGCTTGGTACACTGTCAAAGGATCTGTGACTGTAAGTTCTTTAAACTTACTATTAAAAGGGAGCTTCTTATTATTCTCACAATTGAGATAGATAACCCCTTCAGGTTTTTGAATACCAGCTAGGCTAGCACTCTTACCAGTGGCTGATTTGCCACCGATCAATACAAGATTATTATTCATTTTAAGGTCCTTGGGTTTTCTTAGCTAGAGACACAATAGTAGTATTGGTAATCTCTTCTTCAGATAATGGGTGGGTGAGTTGTTTATTGAAGGCATGTACTTTCGTACTTACTTCAGCAAGACTCAGCCCTTGGTCAGATAACACACAGCCGAATCGGAATAGCATAGTAGCTCGATTACCTACTTGGATATTGTTAAAGAACCAGCGCTCCATATTTGTGAGAGCTTCCTGGTTCATCATAGTATTTGAGCGATCCTCTGCTCGTTTAGTTTGAGGAATGAATTGAGTCACATCCAAAGTAGCACCTTGGTTGTAGTAATGGTCTCCATTAAATCCTTCCCACTTACGTGCAATATCCTTCGTAGCTTCATCTACTTCAAATGGTACCCATTTAAAGATATTAGTCATGAACTCACTGTAGTCTTTCTTATCTAGTTTCAGATAATGAGACATAGGAAGAATCAATCTAAATCTAGGATTCTCTTCAGTGTGCCTCTTAGTTGTAGCAATCAAATAAGAGTATTCCTGCAGGAGAGTCTGAACAGTACTAATTTGAATACCGTGATCGATATCTAGAATTACTAGATCAAATCCTGGAAGTGCATTATCACCAGCTCGGTGCCCATTCTCAAAACTATGGGCAGTATAATGAATACCCTTAGCACAGGTCATCTTATGTAGTTGATCAAATCTAGCTACGTCAGCTTTGAAGTTATGTGTGATATCTGTACTGTAAGCTACATGTAATTTATCTAGTTCAACTTCCTGTAGTGACTCTCCTTCAAAGAACTCAATACCTTCTCTGAGCTTCTTCCTAATAATGATATTGTTGTGGTACCCATGAGCAATAGCTAGATTCATTAGCTCACGCTTCTGACCTTCATTGCCTTTATAGAAGGGTAGTTCCTCTACTAGATCTACCTGAGTAACTTCTCTACCAATGTTAGAGAGGTACTTAGCTAATCGTACATAAGGGCCTTCCTTAGCCATCAACCGATCAAAGGCTTCACCTGAGTCCTCCACTAGCTGAATAGCACAATCCAGATGATCCTTAGAGATCTCCATGGTCATATCAGCAAAAGCATACGCTCCAGCTAGCTTAAGAGCCTTGTAGTAGCGATGTGAGAGCTCTGCCTTATGGATCTCCTGGTGATCCCTCAGAGTCGCTGCTTTACGCTCACAGCCAATCTGATAGTGTATGAGATATTTGGTGTTCTCCTCTGATATTGTGAGTACTCGATTAAATAGAGCATTGTCTGCCAATTTACCGATCTGATCAGTAACCTGCTTTCCTAGAGCATTCATATTTGAATCAGTCAGTGCTGCATATCGTTCCTCTGCAGTCAGTGATAGATCTTTGTGAATGGCAGTATCGTAGCCAAACAGCAATCTTCGTGCATATCCTGTCTCCAGCATTTGCATGAAATCATCTTCAGTCTTACTACCATCTAGTAACTTAGTAGGGGTACCAAACAGCAGCATATTTGTAGGAGTGAGACCCTCGATCTCCTCCATACGCTTATTCTCTGCTGTATTCTTAATGAGCTTCTGCTTGATCTTCCCTACGTCATACAGCTCTAGGAAGACATTCATAATATCTACATTATTAGTGATATTAGAACCTACCTCATCTAGTTCCAAATTCATGGAACCAGCATTAGCTAGTAATAGTTTCTGACGCATCTGCTTCACAGCAGGGGCTGTACCACTATCGAAACTAAAAGCTAGAACTCCTAGTTCATCAAACTCTTTCTCATAACGCTCTAATACTTCTTTATCACTAATTGTTTTATTAGGCATTGCTACTTGCAACGCCTTCTTCTTTTTAGCTGCAAGCATAGTAAGATGAGCTTTGCTCTGAGTAGGGAATACATGACTCAAGAACTTAAATTTGAAGGGCTCACAGATAGCTTCAATCAAATTAGTAGAGAACCCTTTACCTGCACCTGAAGGCATCAGATTAAGGGCATATGTGTTTACAGGGATTACTCCTCTATCTTTAGTTTGAATGTTTACTCTCATCATAGATGCTATCTTGCTGAGATGATAAGCAGTGAGAATTCTGAAGAAGTGACGATTTTGAGATTGAGTCTTAGCTACCAATACATCGACAACTTCCTCTGAAAAAGGGAAGTACATATACAGCTCCTTATTGTTCTAGAGTTAAACGGCCAGAGGCTACGAGGTTCTTAGCTTGGCTACACACGCCTACAACATCACAATAACGACAAGCCTTAACCTGTCCTTTCACTTCGACTACGCTACCTACAAACCCATCAGCTGAGTGCCTAGCATCTGCCTCAGTTTTTGTAGGGAAATTCTTTGTAGCTCGTTTAGTGTTATTGGGATTCTTGTAGTATTTATACACAGTCTCTGACTCCCACAATTCCTCTGAATTACATAGTGGAAGACCAGATTCTCCTTGAGTTAGGATGCTATCAAGGGCGGCTAACTTATCACGAATGTAGGTCTCTGTCTCCGATTCTGACCACAAAGGGTAGTTTTTTGACAGTACTCGTAATTGAGGATACGTAGGTTTACGTAAGGCTTCAGCAGCTGACCAGTCAGTAAACATGTACTCAATTTCCATCTTATCGTCTTTGATAATATGAGGAGACAACCAACGGTAGATGCTTCCTTGCTGAGTGTATTTGAGCGCATTGGAGTCATAGATATAACCCCAGACACTGGTTGATTTGTAGTCCACCAGTCTTCCATCGAGTACTAGGTCATATTTACCTGTGATGATGTAATCACCAATAGGCTTCTCATGACGCTGCTCTACATAGACTCCAATCTCATCATTCTCTAGAGGTTTTGTAGGGTTAATTTGTAGCCTAGGAATCAACTTAGTTAGACCTAGTGCGGTAAATGCCTTAGTGATATTGTCATTGTCTGTCCAGGCCTGCTCACATCCATCATGGATAGCTGACCCCATACGAGAGGCTACCAGTCCACTAATATCGATAGACTTGGAGACTTCAGGGTACAACTTACGTAGAGCCAGCTGACGTAGAGGTTTGATAATAGAAGTAGCACTGATTGTGTTAGTTCTGCCATCATGATCATAATTGTCAAACATCAGAAAAACAGCTAGAGGGATTGAGACATTATGCTTGTTGGTGTAAATGGGTTCCATAGGATAGTTCCTTAGTTAATGCAGATGAATACATCATCTGATGCACGGGTGAGAGCTACGTACAGTAGACGGGCTCTGGTGGACGCTACAGTGCAGCGTTGAATGTCAGCTAGATCAATGTATACCCGTTCATAGGTACTGCCCTGAGCCTTGTGAGTGGTACCTGCGTAGGGTGATCTAAGATCTGCGAATGAATCCTTGAACGTATAATAAGTAGCCCAGGCTGTCTTACGTTGCTTGTCTGCATGAAAATAAGCTGATGAATCACTACGTGGGATATTCTTCAATTGTCGTTGAGCTGTCAGAGCTTTGTCTTTCATCTCTTTGATAGCCTTTTCTAGTTTCTCAGGAGAAGTTGTGACTTTTACAGTTAAGGAGCTTTTCCCATTATGTATTTTCAGTTGACGGGTAGGAACATCTGGTAATGTGGCAAATAAAGGGCTTGAGGCAGTAGACGTAACATCTTCAATAACACGTACACTTGCATCATTATTAATTGCAACTTTCCCTTGTAGTAGATAAGGAGCAGCTGCTACCAGAACTTCTCCAGGGTAGTAAGGTTTTAACGTAGGCTCCATGAAGTGGATACGTTTCCGTATCATCTGGTTATAGTGTATAGCTGCTTTGTTTGTGTAAGTACACACAGCAGTATTTACAGTATCCCCTTCTATGAAATTATTATATTCAGCCATCAGCTTTTGCATGAAAGCTTTCTTATCTAATAAATGTACTCCTTCACCTTTATGTAAGTTATTTTCCAATGTAGGAAAAGGTAACTTATCATTCTGTAGAAAAGCTCTATATTTTTCAGCTTCAACTACAATAGGACTTTGAGCATATTGTCTATGAATAGTGGATAGTTTTGAAGTAGGCAAGCTATTATCAAATACAGCACATCGGGATTTGATTGGAGGTAATTGATAAGGATCTCCTACGAATAATATTTTAGCTTTCTCTTCTTTAGCTTTAGTAGCGATCAACTGTAAAAGGTTCTGATCTATCATTGATGCTTCATCAACAATCACCACAGTACGTATCCAGAGATCTTTAGTTTTAGAAGCTTTGAAAATTTGATTACCAAACTTATCCACCCCAGCAGGCCGGAGGCCTAATAAACTATGGATGGTATGTACTGTGTCCCCTAATACTTTTGATAGTACTTTAGATGCTTTGTGAGTAGTCGCTGACAACCGTAGATCAAAAGGAGTATGACGGTGAATAGTTTCACATATATGCCTTACAATAGTAGTTTTCCCAGTACCTGCATGGCCTGTTAATACATACGCTCGTTGATCATTATCATGGAGAAAATCTTCGATATCTCTCAGAGCTTGTAACTGATCATTTGAATAGTTCATGTTCTTTTAATTCCTCTAGGGTTATTCTATTTGGGATCTTTTTAATCTTATCCCAACTAGGTCCAATTTCTAGAGAGGCTTTCATAGGAACATCTGTAGATTTAATCAATGGATGATCATTCCACTCCATTTCTTCAATCAGTGTGTCATTCAGAAACTTTACTGCTTCAGGAGTATTCCTGACCATAAAGTAACCTGCATCATGGATTGTATTAACTGGCAAGATATCAAAAGCATGGGGGGAGTTTTCAATTCGTGCATTCGTGGCAGCTAGTGCCCGATTAACAAGCATCCCCCAGGACTGGGTTACTGCATTGTTAGCACTTCTAGATTCATCCTCAGCAGCCTTAGGAGTCTTGGTACTACCTGCTACGCACTTTGCGAGAATAGGGGTACGAATACGCAAGCCAAAGGCACACTCCATGTATCCATGATTATTAGCGAACTCCACATTCTTCCGTGAGAATTCATCTGATACTTTATATAACTCATGATAATTAGCCTCAATACTTTTAGCTTCTTCGACAGGGAGGCCTAAGTTTTTGTGTAGAGTGTGCCAGGTCCCATCATAGGTTAGTGCGAAGGTAGGGACTTTACTTTTTTGTCGTAATGCCTCGTATTCCACTTCAATTGAATTAATGCTTGCAACACTATTAGCATCAATCCCAGTCATCTGATCTCCAAAGTAAGCATGAGCCCTTAGACAGTGACCATCATACCCATCAGTATAGACTTTGATCTTGTTAGGATCTTTACTCAATAGAGCGTTGATACGATCCTCAAGGGAGCTGAGATCTGCGCCTGCGAATAACCAATCTTTCTTGGCAATGAAGCATGACTTAACTAACTTACCATAAGTACTACCACTAGGGAGATTCTGTAAATTGGGCGAGTTACTAGACAACCTCCCTGATTGAGTACCCCCTAGTTTTAAATTCCCATGAAGGAAACCGTCATTTACTTGTTTGAAGGCTTTGATGAAAGTACCTACTACTTTGTCTGCTTTACCGAATTCAATAATATCTTCAATAGCAGCAATATGGTTAGGCTCTGTCATCTGATGCTTCAGGCGTTTAAGTACCTTAGCCCCAGTAGCAGGGTCTCCTGTCTCAGTTTTCATAATAGACTCATACCCTAATTCATCAAAGAATAGGAGAGCCAATTGTTTAGGAGAATTAGGATTCAAAACTACATGAGCAAAATCCTGTACTGTCACAACCTTAGTTTTTAATTTAGCATTCTTTAGCTCAGTTGCTAATATTTGTAAACGAGAATTGAATTTCACAATAACTGGATTACTCATTAGATTAGCTAAGTGAGTATCTCTAATTTTCGTAATCTCTTTCTCTACGACATCTACTCTAGCTAGATCAATTGGGAGTCCAACGATCATCATCTTGAGAAGAGGTTTAATTGAAGGTTTGAAAATAGTCTGGTATATAGCATACTGATCATCTGTAATTACTTGAGGTAAACGCTCCTCATATACAAACCATGTAGCTAGGCAATCAATCAAGTTATATTCCATTAGCTCAGCCCTAGGAACTAATAGAGCTTTTTCTACCTCTACTGCATAATTACCTGTGTACTCCATAGCATTAAACTTCAGAGACAGAGGAACGTCAGTTGTACTATTAGTTGCTAGATAAGTAAGCAGCATAGTATCGTCTACATTATTAAATATATTCAACCCTTTCTGCATTCCTACATAATCCTGAGGATCTTCCATCCATAGATTAGTGATGAGTAGTTTGAGGTCAAACAGCCCACCATGGAATATTAATTTACCTTTGTACTGCTCCAGGAATCTAGCTAAATGATATGTACCTACAGTGTAGGTATCAATGACTCCACCATTATGTTTGTCCCAAGCAAAGCCTGCAGTGACAATAGCACTATCTAATGGTAATCCTGTAGTTTCAATATCCATAGTCAATACTGGATACTGATACAACGTATCTAGAAACTCTACAGTAGTATCTGCATTATTACAGTAGACAGCACTATGAATAAAGTCTGCTGTTTTTACTTTAACTAATGCAGATATTCCTTCCCGGATAATATTCACATTAGCTGGGGTATAAAACAAAGAGAAGTAACTAGATACATACACACATTGGTAATCTTCATATCCAGAGTATTTACCTTGGTAAGGAACACCGTAGGTATTAGTCACTTTCACTACCTTAGTAATGAATTTGAAATAATTAGAATCAGCTACAACTAGGTTTTTTAGATTAGGGAAATGAGTTAATTCTTTCTGTAGAATATCTAGATAAGCTTTTCCTAGTTTAGCTGGTATTTTGTTTTTGTTGTACAGGAGAGGAAGCACAACTGTAGTTTCTGCTTTTAGAACATCGTAAGCATCTACATAATGCTCTAGAGCCTTCTCCTTATCAACTGAACTTTCTTTAACTAGGATGACAGTAGTGATGTCATCGTAATCAAAGTTAGTGCTGAGTTGCGTTATTTTCATAATGCTCATCCTCTTGTGCGGCTCTACCTGCTTCTAAAGCACTCCGCACAGTATTAACTATATATTCGTTAATAGCGTCCATATCGGTGTGTCCTCTTTTTAAGAGAGCTCCCAGAACAGTACTAACTAAGAGAGGAATGATGTGTGAGCGTAGAACTCTAATAGTATCTTCCTTATCTTTTTCTGGGATCTGAGATAACGCCCCCTCAAAACTCTCAGGTAGGCTACCTACAGGAACATGAATCAACTCATACAAAAACATGTGTATATCGTGTATATCTTCAAATGTTGGGATAGGGGCTGCAATAATCATTAGGAATCCAAGTCTAGGTAAATAGTATCTCCTACTTTTGCAGGAGGATGGTCTGAAGTGCATATCCAAAGAATTGGATAATCAGGTTCTGTCTCAACACTTTCAGCATATAAATCTGTGAAATAGATCAGAGCTTGTGGTTGTATTTGATCACAATACTCAATAACAGGATGGAAGGAAGTTCCCCCGCCACCAGTAAACTCTAGATCTAAAATATCCTGATCATCTGTTACCTGGAAAATATTATGAATATCCCAGTCACAGTCGATAATTTCTAGAGTCTCTGGGTGGAAGTGCTGACGTATACTCTCAATTTCGCTGAGCATAGCTTTCAATTCAGCAGTTGTGACAGAACCACTAGTATCAATAGCTATAGTGATATGTCCCAGAGTTGCTGAATACTGTGAAGGCAGATAGGTATGAGGCATAAACCGTTTGTTAGGTCTAGACCATGAGTAGTCATCCTTATTGAAGTCAGAGAGGAAGCGTTGTAGTAACTCATACCAAGGTAACTTAGGATTATTTACCTCTTCAATCAATCTTGCTATCTCTGCAGGTAAATTACCTGCATTTTGATTAGCTACCATATCTTGCATATGAGCACGGTTGATAATCTCATTCACACTGATCTCTACTTCTTCAGGGGTGGTAGGAGAATCACCTGGTTGTTCATCAGCTCCTGGGTACAGGATATCTCCTCCCATTCCACCCTCATCCTCAGGATCTTTAGGTAGGAGGTTATATACCTGCTCTGTGGTCATGCCTGTGTACTGCTCGTCATAACACCCTCCCTCAGGTAATTCAAAACCATCAGCAAGTAGTAGCAAGTTAATAACATGATCTCCTGCTATATTCCAGCGTTCAGGATCTCTATCTCCTTTACGTAGCATATGACGGAAAGCAACATGCCATACTTCATGAGCTAAAAGACCTATGAGCTCTCCTTTAGTTAGTTTAGCTACAAAGTCTGGATTGTAATAAACAACCTTGCCATTAGTACCTGCAGTAGGCACCTGAGTACTAACTACATGTTTGAGCCCTAGGCAGATTGAAGACAAGAACACCGATTTAGTCATTAGCTCAATCTTGGTGTGTTGTAGCCTCTCTTCTGTATCACCTGATAATACTAGTGACATAGGATCTCCTTACTGGAATAGTTTGTCTGCGTTCTTACTGACCCAGTTAATAATCCTGGGATGAGATCTCAGATCTGGGTACATAGCATGAATATCCCGTAGAGCTACTGTTTGGAATTCTAGGGGTAGTTGCTCAAGAACTGTCATTAGTGGATCTACTGCATCTCCTTTCATATTATGACTGAGAAGGGTAGTCATTGCATATTGATGACTAGGTTCTCTAGGTACATTAAAACTATTAGGATTTGCAATTAGATCATCGATATCAGGAAGATCCTGATAGATTGAACTATATGTATTGAACTCAACTGCTGCTCCTCTACCTACTGTTCCTGCCATTACAGCAAAGTCTGTAGTATCGAAGTGTTCTGTGTTCTGTATAATTTTTGACAGAAAATGCCATGTCCGTGGAGAGGCAAAAGTATTGTCATCATGCTTAGGATCAAACTTATGCAACAGTTCAGGACGGAACTTGATGAAGGAAATGATCCTGTGATCTAGTCGATTATCATTAGCCCAGTCTAGCCAAGCTTGATGATCTACATTTAGATTTAGATGCACCAATCGTGACTGTAAAGCAGTAGACATTCGATTCACGATAGCATTATCAGTAGAGTGGTTACCTGCAGCAACAAAGGCTACTTTACTATGAATGCTACGTTGGTCTACCTTACGATCTAAGATGATCTTATACGCCGCTGACTGGACGCTGAGAGGTGCTGAGGTCAACTCATCTAAGAACACTAACCATCCATTTGTACCTTCCTCAGGGGTGTCTAGACCCTCTAGAGGGAACAATTTAGATGGTGCATACTCCATACGAGTACTGTCTTTATTGAGCACAGGGTAGCCCATTAGATCGACTGGATCTGCTTGAGCTAACCGTACATCAATTAGCTTGAGATTATACTTCTTAGCAATCTGAGCTACGATATCTGATTTTCCAATTCCTGGGGACCCTGCCACCATTGGAGTAAGGTTAGCTTTAAGGATCTTGAGAATAGCAGGCACAGCCTGTTCAGAATTAATTTGGATATGATCCATGATGTGTTTCCTTAATTAGTTTTAGCTAGTAGCTCCATGTGCTTCATTGTCATAGTCTGCAAGTAGCTAGCGAAACGGGCCATGATTGTGTAATCGTAGGCATAAGAGCAGTTATCTTCGTCTTGTTTACGTGGCACTCCAACGCTGTCAAACAGAGAATGGAGTTCTCTGATCTGACCCCCCGCATTCTCTGCGTTTTCACGATACATATTGGTAGATGATTTGCTTGAAGCTAATTCTTTTTTGAGGGCTTCAATCTCAGCATTCAATCGTGCGATTATCTCGTTTTTAGTTTCTTTCTTAACTTCTGTAGTTTCTTCGTTCATTCTTCTATTACCTCATCGTCCATATGATGGCATCCACACCCGCGCCTATTATGCGGACATAGCTTTCTATTCATGCGTGAAACAATTTGTTCAGCTTTCTTGTGTCCTCCAGCTTGCGCATAGTAAAGGACATCATATAGGGAAATGTAATCATTTAATCTGATTGTATAGTCTGTATTGTGAAATCTATTGTGTACTTTAATCATTGTTCTATTCTCCATTAATCCGCAATCTTCATCGGCATAAGCGCCCCAACAAACTCACTCATCCCGGGGAATGAGACTCTGCAGGGTCCCATCGGATCGGATTCTGTCGGAGTCTCTAAGCCCACCTCTTCAAAACCCTTTTTAGTGTTACCCTCCATAACCTGTCTAATCTTCTGAAACGTCGCCATGTACTCCCAATTAAAACCAATAACGGATGGTGCCTCCACTGGTCTATGATGCGGCTCCACTGGTATCACCTTCCTTATATCTGGGAACTTACTATAGTGATCCGTATCAACGATTATTGTTCTACCTTCCGTTGATACAGTTACTCTGCCTTCTACTTCATCCAGTACCACTACGCATTCTCGTTTCTGTTTAGCTGTCAGTCCACGAAACAAACCAGTGATGACATCATTGGGGATAATCACGCCATGTTGTGGCATCCATTCCGGCACCTCCATATTGTACGTATGCGCTACTCTTGCTACCATGTGGCCGTTACTCGCTTCGATGTGTACATTATCAACGTGTACACCGTTCAGGTAATAGCGTACGTCCTTTACTGCTGCTGCAAGCGCCACCGCTTGTAATACTCTTCCTTCTATTTTCATGTTCTCAGCTCCATTTCTTTAATAATCACGCCTGTTAATACCCGTTACTCACGTTGTTATACGTCTATCCAAAACACTGTAAAACAGCGCTATCGCCACTGCACGACAAAACAACACCAATCGCGCTCGTGTTGGTGACACCCATTACCCCGTCGTACCGACCACCCGACGAGCGCATAAAGTTTCCCATACTCCAATATTCACCATTTTCAGAGATAAAATAACTATTTTCCTTTACCTCTATACCGTAATACTCCAGCTCTTCGATTTGGAATTCCGGTTCCAAATCGTAAAAACTGCTGACCTCAACCCTTTTATGCCAGTATTTCATTATTCTATTCCTTTGCTTTCTAATACAATATAAGCATTCTTTTTATCATCCCATTTCGGCATACAATTCCTTAATTTTTGTCTGTAGGTCGATGAAATTGACCGACTGTTTTTTGTAGATTTTCATCATTTATTCCTCAATTATCCCAACCACCGACAAAAAAGAGCTCGCTGTCTGCATAACGGGTGAGGCTCTCTGTAAACAAATTTTCATAGTTCGCATAGGGGTAACGGCTATACATGTCCAGGAGTTCACAAGAACACCACTGGTTGCCGCCAGGCCCTACCAACGGTGCTGTTTTCAGCCATGCTTCATGCAATGATTCAGCTACTATATATACTGTTTTTTTCATATTAAACGCTCCAATTAAAGCGGTTGACGAGGCCGGTAAAATCCGTATAACGGGATGGGTGGTCAATCCATGCCTACTACTATAAGTATTCATGGTGCTATCTTCTTGGTGAGTGTTGCCCAGTCTCCACATGCTACGGTGTCAACCCCTACGCTAACTGGAAGGTGCTTGCTGAACTCAATCAGGTTGCCGTCATGCACAGCTTTAAACAGGCCAGATAGGAGATGCCGCTCTTCACAGTATCCGTAACAGACTGCGAAGAGTGGGGGGACTTCTTGTCCGAAGCTAAGTTCGGTATTGGTTACTAGATTTACTGCTGTTGTCATGGTGCTATCTCCATTTGATGCGACCAATTGGTCGCCCAATAAAAAACCCACCTTGCTATGGTGGGTTCGGTAAAAGTTTGAACTTTTCGGTTATCTTGACTCTACCCATTTTGGGCCGAAGCAGCTCCTGTTTAGCTGATACAGTTTCATAGGGAACTTCCCCTTATTTCTGGTTATGTACTCTGTTGCGTGCCAGTATGCAGAGCGCATACAGTGCCTGAAAAAAAAGACGCTTCTATCGTCATTCAGGTTTGTTACCTTGAACTCTTGTTCGTGCATGGTGCCATCTCCTTGGTGAGTGTTCTCTTTATTTGTACCACTCAGGCAGTGGGGTGACTGATTCGTGAAGCTCACAATGTTTGTATATGTTGTTACTGCGAGTGCCTTTTATCCAGTGATGCAGGGGGGACAGGTCTGTATCATACCCATGGTACTCAGCAATTCTGTGGTTCTCCCAATCCCTGTCCCACACTCTGACCAATGTATTCTCCGGTACTTTAGACCAGTCGATCTCAGGCTTAGGTTTAGGTTTAGGGGGTGGAGTGATGTGTACCTCATCCCAGAAGATAGTGGGGTTGATATCTAGCGTGTTGTCTTTCCCTTTGCTGTTATATGAGTGTCCGCTAACAACAATCGGGAAATTGTTTGAGTCTATTCGCTCTACTATTACCCAACCCTCAATAATATCCCAAACCTTATCACCAGCTTTAATTTCTTCGCCGTGTAGTTTCATAGTTCTTCCTTAAATCCTGCAGCTAACCCATCAGAACAATGGGCATGGTAAACACATAGTGGTTTCATTATTTTTCCTTTTCTCTGAATTCAATAGCAGCTAGCAGATTCCAACTGGCATGAGCTAAATGGGTTTCACCAAAATCAGGGTCTACTATTTCCCCTTTCAAATGTTTCAATATATGGCGTAGAGCAGCATCTAGATAACGATCCTCCCCGTTAACTAATTCCTTCCAGCCATTATCACTGTACTTATCAGCTCCATGTGTGCCTACTCTAGCTACTTGCTCTAGGGCTGTAGCAAAACCCCCCAGTACAAGGCTCATACGGGGCTTACCAGCGTCTAGTTTAGCCCCTGCTGTATGTTGGTCTGCCCCGTTAGGATCAGTCTCCAGAGGGCCGAATGTGAGAGCCTCATGAGAGTCCTCAATCTCTTTATCAGTTTTAGGTGTAGCTATTGAATCTAGGGTTTCTTGGGGGATTAGTACATCTTCCACTTCAACAGGGTCTGAAATTCGAGGCTTTGCTGGTTCCCAGCACTTCTGCCCGCTTTGAAAGCAAATATCAGTTTCCTTCTCATTGCATGAGAAATAACAGGTGTTGCAGCTCTTTTCTTCTTTACTCATTGTTCAGTTCTCCAAATACATTAGGGCATTCAGCCTGTAACACTCTCTCAATACCAAGAGCCACTTGTCTGATCTCATACTGAGCTGCTGGTACTGTACGTAGAGCAATAAAATCTTTCCAACTCTGTAGGTTGCCTGTGACAATTAGTTCAGTGGTAGCGGCATTAGGTAGCACCATACGGGCATCTTCTTTCTTCATACCTGAAGCTACAAGCGCATCATAAGTAGAGTGTATGTGAGTTATAGTTTCTTGGAAGCATAGCTCCTGCACTACAGTCATTTCAGGTTTCACCACTTCAAACCCATCTTCACTACAATACCTCTGACTTCTCTGTAAGAAATCCAAATGCTTTGACCGTACAAACTGATGACTACATGCACGACTGATACCCTCAACTCTGAAGGTGGCAATGGCGTGTCGCAGTGTTGACAGGTGCTTGACCTTCATCAGGTGCTTAATACGCTTGTTATTCTTGATTGGGTCAGTGGTGTCACTGTTATAGCAGACAGCACTGTATTTGCTGATTAGCTCTTCAGCGTTGGGGGTGATATGTTCAAGTGTTATTATCATTTAGTTTTTTCCATAATTTGTCGTCGTACTCTTGCAGTTTGTGGCGTGCTGCAAGTTTCCTGAACTTTGCTTTCTTAGCCTCCAGCTTCTTCACTGATACCACTGCTTGTTTAGTCATTTCAATAATCCTTCGTCAATCTCAGTTCCCCACTTCGATGCAATTACTGCCAGTGTTATTGCTCGCTCTGGTGTAGAGCTGCGAATACTCGGCGAATCACAAGACTGCAGATACACTACTGCCTCAACCCATTCAGACTCATCTAATTCCTCATGAACTTCATCTATAGAATACGTGTAAGTTACATCTACATGAAATCTCTTCTGAAGATCCATCGCTTGCTGACCATTGGTGGTTGGGGTGTAGTTGCCTACAGGTTCAATACCTTTATGTGTACGCCAACAAGGGAAACTTTCTCTATTGTCCCCTACGTTAGATGTTATATTTTCTGCTGTCCACTCCTGTGCCAATGCTGCAAGACGATTGAGTTGCTGCTCTGTTAGTCTGTCTATGTGTTTCATTCTTCAATCTCCCCGCCAGCAATCTCAGCTCCATCGGCATAGACTCTGTATTTAGGCATATAGTAATTCCTCATCAATCTCAGTTCCCCACTTCGACGCAATTACTGCTAGTGTTATTGCTCGCTCTGGTGTATCTGCTTCTTGCCAATCTATCTCGGTCGCTTTTTCACATAAAGCTATCCAAGGTATGTTGTTACTCGTTATCCAAAACGGTTCCAAGTAGATACTATATTTCTTCAACAAATCCATCGCTTGCTGACCGTTGTGACAGGGGTCGTATTCACTAAGCCATATCTTTTTCTTTTCAATCCAATAATCAACCGTATCTACGGTATTGTAATGGTCTCCGAATTCACGTTTCTTTAACTTCCACTGTGCCTTAGCTACAAGGTGGTTGAGTTGGTCGGGTGTTAGTTTGTCTATGTGTTTCATTTATCATCCCCTGTATTCATTGGTGGCTCAGGCAGTGATTGCCAATGTGATATATCACACGATAGGTAACCTATCTCACCAACATCACTATCAGCCCATACAGATCCGTCCTCAAGCGCAATATAACCTGAGCAGATGTAATACTCATTATTAGCTAAGGGGAAGCAGAGCATTACCTTTTCATCTATAGGAACAGGCTTATCTTCTACACTAATCCATTCACCTTGATATTCACGTAGGGCTTGAATAGCATCATTTCCTTGTGTGAATGCGTCTGTATCACAAGGGTCGATGTGACTCATAGCAACTAATAGAGCATCAATCGCTTGTTTAATTGTTTGGTTGTGTTTCATAATAATTATCTCTCTATTAGCTTCAGCCTAACTATGCGTCAACTCATTCTTCTCTAGTATCATCCGCATGTTGTTGTATCTCCTCTAGCCTGTCTAGTGATATTGCTGCGTATTTGGTCATATTTATATTTCCGTATAGTCCACTGTTATATTACTTTTACACATGTGCCAAACTTGCTAAATACATCCACAAATCTGGCACTGTCTTTACCCCAAAATACTGTGCAACAGGCCATGCTTGCACCTTTATTATTCACATTCCCATTTATCATAAAACGAAGTCTTGTATCGGCTAAAAAGCATATTGCATTAGCAGTAAATACCGATTTCTTCCAGTGCTTAGTGTTCGGTGCGACTGGTATTAACGCAATAACATCCCCCTTCGCATTCGCGCACTTCTTTAACCAATCTGCTATCCCAAATCCGTAAGGTGGGTTTACAAATATGGTGTTATATTTATCCCAGTCCTCATCAAGCCCACCGCTGTGCAGTTCAACATCAGCACCCACTATCGATGAGCTATTTGAGCATGGGTCAAATTCTATCCTCCCAAGGGCATCTCTCACAGCGTCTACATACTTTGGGGGCGTGTTCCAATCCGTAGAACCAGTGTTTACTTTTCTCCCAGCCGTCATAACAATCTCCAAAACGTAATATAACAAGTCGCTCAACACGGACCACAAACAAGGAGCCGTTTGTGTCCGGTTAGCTTGGCGTTAGACATTCCAATCATCACCACCGGGTAATGCAAAACGTTCACGGCTTCCAGTCTTTTCACGAATAAGCTTGTCAAAGAACTCTCTTTTAGTCATTAGGCGAAAACCCTCTGGCATTTCTTCATTTTCAAACTTTTTTAACGCTGCTTGCATGTCCTCTTTGGTTGGAAACTCACCATTCCTAAGCCCGTAAGTTACTGTCCCAAGTTGTGAAGGGTCATCAATGTTAATAACGCTAATTTGCATCTCTATTTCAATTGGAGCTTTTAAAATAAAACCTTCCATTTCCTATCCTCTCTGGTAATGTCTAACAAATAGTTCAACTCGACTGGCGATAAACGCCAGCAAGTTAACAAAGGCGTTAGACGGCACTGATGCGTTCCTGTGCTATCTTGAAATATTCCTGATCAAGCTCTATCCCTATGAACTTTCTGTTTAGGTTTTTTGCTGCCACTCCTGTTGTTCCACTACCCATAAATGGGTCAAGCACAGTCCATCCCTCATAGGAATAATAAGTTATACACTTTGTTGGTAACTCTAAAGGAAAAGGTGCTGGGTGTTTATTCGTTGTATCAGGTTGCATTTCCCAAACATTAC